GATCTACCTCTTCATGATATACATTCTGAAGGTGCAGATTCTTTTAGGCAATTTGGGCAATGTTGCCAAAGTGAACGGTTAGAGCCTAAGAAAAAGAAAGTTAAAAGAACTTACGCTTCAGTATGTAGATAGGATAAAACAATGCCAACGAATATAGATTATAGTGATCATGCAAAAGTTCTTGTGTTAATTCAAGAGGCGCAGGATAACGAACGAGATCAGCGAGCGCGAGTCGAAGAGGCTCAGTTGTTTATCACAGAAAAGGATGGTCAATGGGATCGATACGCCATTAGCAAAATGGACGGTCGTTTTCGTGGCACGTTTGATATGTGTACCCCTATCGTTGATGGTATTGCCGGTGAAATAACTCAATCAGATTTTAGTATTCGTGTAAGTCCTGCTAATGGAGTAGCAACAAAACAAATAGCTAAAACTTATGATGGGCTTATTCGTAACATTAGAAACGTATCGAATGCTGATACACTATTTAATGACATGGGGCGCACTAATGTTGTTGGTGGGTTTGATGCGTGTGAAGTTGTCCAAGATTTTATAGAGCCTGATTCATTTAACCAAGGCTTATTAATTAAAAAAATTGCCAATGCAGTTCGATCAGTTTGGTGGGACCAAGGTTCTATTGAGCAAGATCGCCATGATGCCGATTGGGGTATTAAGCTAAAAACCATTCAAAAATCTGAATATGATGAAAGATGGTCTAAGGGTTCAGGTGTATCTATCGGTGATAACGCTGTAAACCAAACAGTTAAAAACACAACCAATGCTACAGATACCGTTACCATCGGTAAGCTTTACTATAAAAAACCTTTAAATATTGAAATCGTTCAAATGACGGACGGCTCAGTTTATAAAGATGATGAAAAATTCAAATCTATTCAGGATGAACTTTCACAGCCGACAGAGGATGCACCAGAAGGCATTAAAATTGAAACTGATGACGATGGTAAAGAGAAGCGCAGAAAGGTTAAGCAATGGAGAGTATGGACTCGTCTACTTGATGGCTCGGACTGGCTAGACGTTGAAGAAGAGACAGTTTTTGATTATATACCACTAGTGCCTATTTACGGCAACTTCACCATCATCGATGATAAGTATATTTATTTTGGTAAGCTTCAAAACCTATTTGATCAACAGCGTGTATTAAATTATTCAACTAGCCGTGACATTGAGGACGGGGCATTAGGTCCATCTGAAAAAATAGCGATGACCACCGATCAAATCGGCAATAACGATTATTCAAAAATAAACACTGAACGCGATCCTATCTTTGAATACGATAATGACGAAAAATCCAAGTCACCACCATATAAAATGGCAGGGGCGCAACCTAACGCAGCATTGCAAACCACAATATCAAACATGCAACAAATGATGAATTCGTCATCTAACACCTTTCAGGCACAACAAGGTAACGCACCATCAACACAGAGTGGTATAGCAGGGATGCAGCAGATAGAACAAGCCAATATAGGCTCTATCAAGTGGTTTACGCCTTTAGAGGTAATGATATGTCAAATCGGTAGAATTATCGTTAATTCTGCCCCTAGAGTTTATGATGGTACGCGACTAGAGAGAATACTTGAAGAGGATGGTAATTCAAATTTCGTAGAGTTAAATAAAAAGATATTTGATGATGAAACCAAAAAAAATATTGTTATTAATGATTTATCATTGGGTCAATATGACTCTGTTTGTGAATCAGGCCCAGCATTTAATAGCTCACAAAAAGAAGCAGCGAGAGCTATTGAAACTATCATGACAATTAATCCGCAATTAGCAGCGGAAAATATGGATATATATCTTAAGAACAAAAAAGAGCCGGGCTTTGATTTAATGGCAGAGCGTGAAAGGGAGAAAATATTTAACGCTGGCTTAATCCCTGAATCACAATGGACTGATGAAGAAAAACAGCAAGTAGCCGATCAGCAAGCAGCAGCAGAAGGTCAGCCACCACAAGAAGATCCTGCACTAAAAGAAGCTAATGGTATTGAAATGTCTGGTCAAGCTGATTTAACTAATGCTAATACCAAGCAGCAAGAGGCGCAATTTAACGCTCAAGTTAAAGCGGCTCAGGTCGCGGTAGACCAAGATAAAGTTGCACTTGAAAGAGAAAAGCTTCAATTTGACGTTCAGAAATTCTTAAAAGGCCAAGATGATAAATTCAATGTTGATGCAGCAACTATTCAGTTAAATGTAGAGAAGCAAGATTTAGCACAAAGAAAACAAGAGTTTGATGAGTTTATAGTGGTTAGTAAGCAACAATTTGAACAGCAGCAGCAAGCGGTCAATGACGCTATCAACAACCTGAAAACTATACAAGACGCTAGTGGTGATACGACTATTATAGGCCCAGGATTAGTTGATAATATGAAAACTCAAAGCGATATTGTTAGCGATAAGCAAGACGAATCTGATTAACCATGATTGCAGAATTCTCCATGTAAGCACTCTCTGGCTGCCTCTACCACCTTCTTAGCTTCTGGTAGTTCAGAGAAATAACCCAAGGTTATTTGTTTTTTGTCCTTGCATATATTGACAACCCATTTGCTATGATTCTTACACCAGCTAACGCCCTTGACGCCAGATGTATTGTTTTTATACAAAGATGTATTCATTTTATTTTTTGAATTATCGCAAGGCCTTAAGTTTTCTATTCTATTGTCAGATTTAATCCCGTTAATATGATCTATTTGGTCAGGAAAGTAACTAAAGTGATACATAAATATCAATCTATGAGCTCTATGCATTTTACCATTTATTTTTATATTAACGTATCCTGTGTAGTTTAATGAACCGGCCGCACTACCTTTTTTACATCTGCCTGAACTCGTTTTGTATAAAAGTTTCCCGTCTTTATAATCAAATAAAGAAATTAATTCATTTAACTCAATCATAAGATTGCATTCCTATAAGTATCAAATAAAAAACCCGGCAACTTAACGTTATGACCGATAGGATTAATATAAATAAAATCCAGATCAATCCTAAATACCTGCTCCCACTTTTCAAGCTTCCAGTTGTATCTATATCTTGGTTTCATTTACACACTCCGCCCATGCACATGGATCACTTAGTGGTTCGTAATTTAAATTATAACCCTTACCGAATAATGATTTATAATATTTATCGTTATGTGATACGAGGGCACCAACTTCATATCCAAGATTCTCTATAAAATCAGGAAGAGCAATATCCTTGTTAAGTTGCGCTCTATCAAATATATCGCTTAATGATTTGTTGTAAATTTTCTGTGGATCATTAAGGTTTAATTGAATACCATCAGTCACCTCAACCATGATACCATCAGTCATTTTATAACGTATACCGTCAATAAAGGTGATTATTTCACCTTCCCTTATAGCGGTAGCAGGTTCCCAATCAATAAATAATGGATCAACTTTCTTCTTAGTTACTTTGTAATCGATAGCAGGAGTAAAACTAACACCCACTGGACTAACTCTAGCATCTATGGGTATTTGTATTTCCTTAATCTCAAACCCGCTAGCCTCTATAAAAGCTTTAAGTAGTTTCTCTGCGTTATCCATTTAATTTAAACTCCTCGATTTCAAATTCATTATAATTATTAGAGTCATCATTCTTTTTTGCCTTAGACATTTCTATTTCAGCCAGTGATTTATCCGAATAAACACCTAACACCACTGTCGCTTCATAAGGGTAATGGATGGTTAATACGTAAACTGTGTTATTCATTATCTTCTACCTTAATAAAATCACTGTGCTGCTTAACATCTATCATATAAGCATCATTCCAACGCTTTCTAGAGTGTATATCACCCATACTATGCCAATGTCCGGTATAAAGTGCTTTGTATCTTGTTTGGTCGTTACAGGGTGAATCAGTCATTTTAATCTCCCGCTGCAATTTAGATTATCGCAGAAATCAGAGTGCGGGAAAGTCGATTTTGTTCCACATATTACACAACACCCTTTATCCATAGTCTTTTGGTGCTCTACTGGACGTTTAAACACAAGAACATCGGTATGATTATAAAGCAGACCATTTTTAAATGAGTTATACGCGATACTTGTAATAACTTTAGTAAACGGCTTTAAATACCAAGGAATGACAACTTTATATTTACTAAACTTAATCGCCATTTCCTCTTCTCTTTTTTGGAAAATGTTTTCCTTAGACCTTGAAAGTAAACGCTTGGCTGGCATGTTTTCTAGGAATTCATTTACTATTTTTTTAATGTTTGACATCATCCCCTCCATTCATTTGACTCTTAACAGTTTCCATCATCTTACCCTCATCCGCTCCAGCATCAACAGCAGCTTGAGCAAGCGCTATTAAAGCCTCTGTCATATCGTCTACTGTTATAAACTGTTGATCGTGGAGTATGAAGTTCTTGTTTATTTTTGTTCTGGTGTATTTAATCATTATATAAAAACCTCGTCAAAAACATTTCTTTTATCGAATTAACTACGATACATTTAAAAAATCCATCATTATTTGCCGACATTGGACTTCGTAATACTTCATCCATATTAGCGTTATCGCAAGAGTCGTAATATAACCCTGTAAAGTTTGCGTATTCGTATTTATCACCCATCTTTAAAACGTGCGTTGCATTTCTTGGTGCTTGCTCGTGAAATTCTGTAAGTGTTTTAAGTTTCATAACTCACCCCATAAAGCAAAGACCGATAACTTACACTTAAACACCTCAAGCAATCTTTCCTGCATATCAGCCCCAGGTTTCTTTGTGCCATTACATAAGCGGCTAACGTGTGCGGCTGTGATTGAAAGCTCTTTAGCTAACCATCGTTGATTATTATTCTTTATCGCTAGTCCGACTCTTATAGCCTGTCCTGTATCCATATTAACCCCTGAATAAATTTATATTGTTACCATTGCGATAGAGTATAAGTTAATTCTACTTGGTGGTCAATTAAATACACCCTTACTCATAATAAATAAAACATTACAAAAATAAATAATATAAATGTGATAAAATACGTTGACACAATCAAACCGTATGTATAGTATGTTTCATGTCGAGAGGATAAAATGAAAACTTTGACAATATCACAAGTAATGAAAGCTCCAGGTCTTTTAAAAAAAGAGTTAGAAAAAGGCCAAGTGAGATTAATCTGGAAAGAACCAAAACCAAATGGGTTAATAGTTTTTTCCGCAATTGTAAAAAAAGAGGAAAGTTAAAATGTTAGATATTATTGCGAAAGGCGAAACATTCGAATTAAGCGTTAAATCAAAGCAAGAAGGCCCACAGGTATTTTACTTTGGTGCCGGTTGGGATAATCCAGACGGTCCGGTTGATTTAGATATCGTTTGTGCCGCGTTAGTTGACGGTAAATTATCAAGCAACAGTAACTTTGTTTACTTTGGTAACCGCTTTGCTCCAGGTATTTCTTTATCAGAAGATAATCAAACCGGCGATGGCGATGGCGATGATGAAGATATTGTTATTGACACTTCAAAAGTAGATTCTACCGTTGATAAAATCGTTATCGGTTTAGCTGCTTATGCTGGTGCTGATCTACATAGCGCTCCTAACCCACATTTTCGTGTTTGCGATGGCGATAACGAAAATAGCGATCAGATCGGCGATGTTGTTGTTACTGGTGGTGCAACCGCTGGCGATACGGTTCTTGTAGCGTTTACATTGATGCGCACATCTTCAGGATGGGTGTTAGAAAACAATGCTGAGTTCCATAAAAAAGGACAAGGCACCGGCGCGATTCAAGGTTTCGGCTCATTGTTTGAGTAACCGCTATCTAGTTTAAAATTACTTTAATGGCGGCTTAGGTCGCCTTATTTATTTTGGAGAATTAAAATGTGGGATAAATTAAAAAACCTTGCATCAAATGTATTAAGTGAAGGTGAAAAAGTTTTAACGCGAGCTATCGATAAAAATAACTTTAAAAGAATTATTTTTGCCGGTTATCTTATAGCTCAAGCTGATGGTGATTTTGACAGCGATGAAAAATCAGCGCTTGCTAAAATCGTCAAAAAAGAATTACCCCAATTCGATATTCAAGACATTATCGACGTGATCAATAAATGCGATGAAAAAGTATCGTTTGATAAACGTTTAGGTGTTTCAGAATTACTTGATTTTATCGGTGGTGCAGATAAAGAAAACGCTGAATTGATAATGCGCATATGCTGCTTTATTGGTGAGGCCGATGGTAAGTTTGATGCTGATGAAAAATTAGTAGCAAGAGATATTGCCATTCGTCTTAATGTAACACCTTCGAGATACGGGCTATGATTGACTCAATAGGATTTCCACCTTTAACGGTCGGTATATTTCTATTGTGTGTGGCTGGACTTCTAGTTATGGATTTCTGGTCACACAGAAAAGATTCAATTGTATCATTAAAGTCTGCTATATCATGGTCATTATTTTATATCTTCTGTTCTTTAGCTTTTGCAGGTTATTTATATTTAGATCATGGTAAAGAAAGTGCTAGCCTATTCTTGACGGGTTATTCATTAGAGAAGGTATTGGCATTCGATAACCTTTTTGTTTTTTCAATGATATTCGCTTACTTCAAGATACCTGAAGAAAGGCAACATGCTGCTTTATATTGGGGTATAGCTGGAGCTATAATTTTCAGGATGATATTTGTTGCCATAGGTGTAACATCATTAAATAAAATAGGCCCGATTGCCGAGGTAATTTTTGCTTTATTAATTATATTTTCTGTATATTTGATTATTAAAGGCGGTGATGATGATGTTGATTATGATAACGCATGGTACACAAAAGCTATAAGGAAAGTATACCCAGGTGCATCGATATTTTTTATAGCGGTATGTGTTATCGAGATAAGCGATATTATGTTCTCTTTTGATAGTGTGCCGGCAATTATAGCGATAACTAAAGATCCATTGCTAATATATAGTTCAATGATATTTGCAATACTAGGATTAAGATCTATGTACTTTATTATATCTTCATTATCTAGATTTTTTGTTTACATGGATCAGGCTGTGATTTTTGTTCTTTTATTTATTGCAGGAAAGCTTTTATTTGGAACGCTTGGGATGCACGTAGAGCCTAATATTAGTTTAGTGATTATATTGGGAATTCTTACTTGTGGTGCTGGCGCATCAGTAATTATTGGAGAGAAAAAATGATTAAGCTTATTAAAAAATACTCAGTAGGGTTGGTAAAGTCCTATTTGATAAAAGTAGCCGTTATAATTGTTTTGGTTATAATTGCCATTGGAGTCATATTTAAAACGATTAGTTACAGTTCTAGCCGCTATGCTTGCCATGTGCAATGGGTAGAGAGCGGTATTGAATACAAATACACCTTAAGAGGTGGTTGTTTGTTAAAACGTGGTACTGGTTGGATACCGGCCAAAAACTTTAGAGTTGAATAAAGGGGTATTATCATGTTTGGAAGTTTATTTGATAAAATCGTAGATACGGCCGAAGATTTCTTAGACGACCCAATTAATACATCTGTAAATATAGCGACATCACCACTTCGTAATAGTTTAGATGTGGTCGATGGATTAACAGAGGGCGAATTAAGACTTAAGGCAATCGCTAGTTTAGGTTCGGATATTGCCGGAGATATGTTGCTAGAAGAATTAATCGACTGGCATAATAGTTAACCACCCATAACAAGGACGTTATTAACTAACTTAACTGGAGAAAATTATGACTAAATTAGAAAAACAAATGATTATTGGTGTTTTGGTAGTTGGTGTCCTCGGTGCCATGGCGATTCATAATATAATTAATCAAGGAGGTAAAGCTTACGAGCTATACAAAATAACTACCGATGCACACAAACAAAAGTGTTTAGATAAATTCAAGACTATAGAATATGAGATGGTAAACGATGTTCTATACTGTAAATCTACTAACGGGTTAGTGAAATATTAATTTATAGTTAACTAACTGGAGGATGTATGACAGATGCAGAATTAATATTTCATATTGCTGTTTTGGTTGCTGTAGTTTGGTTAATTTATCAGTTAATAAGCATACATATCTCTGTTGAGAAATGGCTAAAAAGTTTAAAATCAGATGATAAGGAATGATGTATGAACAGAGAAATAAACAAAAAAGGTTACGCTGCAATAGGGCTAGACAACCCTAAATCGAGCTGTAACGTTGGCTCTGTGCTTCGCGCTGCTGGCGTGTACGATGCCGCTCTTGTTGTAGCGTCTCGCAAGCGTTGGCAAACTAGCGCTACTGATACTATGTCAGCATACAAACATATGCCATTTATTCATAACGTTGATGAATTACATGACTATATTCCTTTTGATTGTGTGCCCGTTGCTATTGAACTAATCGAAGGCGCAACACCATTGAATGAATTTAAACATCCAGAGCGAGCGTTCTACATCTTTGGCGCTGAAGATGCAACACTAGGTCATAGGGTATTGAAGTATTGCAAACATACCGTTTATGTGCCAACTAACGGATGTATGAACCTAGCCGCCACGGTTAACGTAGTTTTATATGACCGACTAGCTAAGCAATTAAATAATCTATAACAAGTATAAGGGGTAACTATGAACATAAATAACTTGCCGATGAGGCTTAACGGTTTAAGGGTTGTTATATCTAAGCCAGTAAAATGTGAAATAAAAATAAAACGAACATGGAAAGAACGATTATTTACATGTCCATTCAAACCCTTTACTAAAACTAAAATAAGCTATGAATTAAAGGAAACTTTAATAGACGGTCAAGTATTAAATATGGGTGATCATTTGATTATGACAGCCAAAACTTGGCATGCTTGTGAAATAGTAATGAACGAAGAGATGAATCACCAATAAGGGGTAAGGTATGGAATATTACACGCCTGATATGTGCGGCAGTGGACAACAAGGTATTTGCGCTAAATGTAAAAACCACCAACTGTAGAAGGTCACGATGGGTGCCTTGGTGTACTGCCAAGAGGTGAGGTAATGAACGCTTGTTGTGGTCATGGTAATGATAATCAAGCTTACGTTCAGTTTTGGAGTAAACCAAGAATATCAGGACAAGATGCAATTAAATATATAACAGAGAATAAACTATGACCACAATAGCCTATCACCACGGTGATAAACAAATAGCAATTGATAGCCGTACGACAAGCGGCGGATTAATAAATACAGACAAAGCGATTAAGGTTTATAAATTTAACAATTACATACTATTTATGTGCGGTAGCCTTTCAGATATTGAAATTTTTATTGGTGAGTATCCAGATATAAAAACAAATGTTGATTGTGGTGGGTTTTTAATTGAAAACAAAGTGGCTTACGGGGTTTACGAGAAAGACGGTAAATTATGCAAATTCACGCTAACTTATAACGATGCTGATGGTAGTGGTTACGCATTTGCCCTAGCTGCTATGGACTTCGGTTGTGATGCAAGAGGCGCGGTTAAATATGCTATGACACGAGATATTTATACAGGCGGTAGAATCAAAGTTATTGACGTTAAATAACCTATGACCAAATGCAACAAAATATCATTTCACTCTCAACTTGAAGCAGCGAACTATATAAAATTTCTAAACGGACAGCCTAAGAAGAATAAAGGCCATTTAAAGAAGCTTAGAACTTACTATTGCTGGTACTGTAAAGAATGGCATTTAACGAGCCAAACAAAGCATTCAGCTAACGTAGTGAGACGTAAAAAGAGGGAGGATAGAGAAAGCGAAAAGCCTAGCGATGACTAGGCTTAATTTTTAATGTTTGTTTTTGCCTGGAGATACTAGAAGCTTTAACTTATTTTCATCTGCACCAGCCTTAACCGCGAAGTCAATAAGCCCGTTTAATAATTGCTTCATATCAGAATATGTCACAAATACTTCTTTGTGTAATTCTGGGTTCTTGTTTATGTCGCGTATCTTGTATTGTTGAATACTCATTTGTTATTCCTTATTTATAAATTAATATATTCAAGCCACTCGTTACTTTTGCTTAAATAATTCCAAAACCCATAAGATAAAATCTCTTGCATCTTCTGAATTTTCAGCTTTATTTTTTATATCCGTTAAAACACCTTTCGCTTGCTCTTCTGTTAACTTATCTATAGTGATCATTATTATATTCCTTAAGTGTTAAGTTGATTTACCATTTCTTGCAAAGTATCTTTATAAAAATATACTGCAAATTCTTGTTCGCAATTCCAGTTTAAAACTTCTTTATTGACGAAGCATGGATATTCTTTAGGGTCTTCCGCTTCATCTCCTAAGAATATATTATCTAATTTCCAATTTTCAAACTCTAACTTGCTTTTTAAAAGCTTTATCACTTACACTCCTTTATCAGTTCCCATAACTCACAATCAAGCGCTTTACTTATCTCTTCAAGCAAACCAAATGACGGTACGCGCTCGTTATTGCATAAACTGCACATGTATGGTCGAGTCACACTAACAGCCTTTGCAAGCTTAGTTTGACTCATTTTCTTTCTTGCTAACATCAATCTAATACCTAATCCTAAATCCATAGTAAACCCTTTGTTAACGATATGCGTATCTATACCCTGTATTCTACCATTTATACCACTATTAGCAACGGCTTATGTAGTTTAACGCTAAACGGTATAATTAACAAGTGGCGACAACAGCCTTGCATCCGCAAAAAGTTGGCCGACTTACGAGTCTATACCTATTCAAGGGCGTTATATCATGAGTGAAGACACACAGCTACAAAACGATGCTGCTGAGGCAGAAGTAAATCTTAATCAAGCAGAAATCGCAGAGCCAGAAAAAGGCACAGGGTTAGCTCCTGAAAAGAGTGAAGCGGAACACAAAGAAAAGCCGCAAGTTGATGATGCAGAGGCTGAAGCAGCAGCACAAAAAGCTAAAGCGCAAGAAGGCATTCAGAAGGCTATCAATAAAAGCCATCGAGAAGCGAGAGAAGCCGAGCGTAAAACCGCAGAGCTACAAACAAAACTTGATGAGATAGAAACGGAAAAACAGGAAAAACTAGCCGCTTCGGTTGCTAATATTCCAGATTTACCAGTTTATCCTTCAGAGCCTTTTGATGCAAATTATGCTGAGCAAGTAGCTAATTACAATCAAGCAATTATTGATCGTGATGCGAAGATACAAGCTAAAGCAACGTTTGATGCAAATCAAAATATTTTAACGCAACAAACACAGTATCAACAACAACAACAGGCACAAGTAAAAGCTAACGAAATGGCAGAATTAAGTAATAGCTTTTTCGGGAACGCTAGAGATACAGGCGCTACAGACACTGAAATAAATTCAGTGATCAATTTATTAAATAACGCTGGTATGACTGGTGATCTAGGTGCAGCTATCATGACTGATAAAACAGACGGTTATTTTATTGCTAAACATTTAGCGGAAAACCTTGTTGAAGTACATGAGTTGATGGCTATTAACCCGATTATGGCAGGAGCTAAATTAGCAGAAATCAAAGCTAAAGCTAGTGCATTAAAACCGAACACAACGCAAACCCCTAAACCTACGCAGGATATTAAAGGCGCAGGAGCTAAAACGGATTTGAATAAATATCCAAATAGCGATGGGGCAAAATTTACATAAACAGGAGCCACACTCATGGCTAACAACTTTAACAATTTTACGCTAGAGATAGCTAAAGCATTCCTTGACGGCTTCGAGTCGGCAAGGGTTCTATCAAAAAACGTCAACACGCAAATGTTAGACGGTAAATTCAATCCTGATACGGGTACAGTCACAGACTTTAAACGCCCTACTGACTATTTAACCGTTCGTTCATCTACTGGTGATGTATCTGGTGCTACAGCTTCTGATATCGTTACTGGTCGTGCACATGGTACGGTTCAGGACTACTTTACATCGTTTGTCGAGTTTGACGAAGCAGATGAAGCCCTTAAAATGGGTAACCTAAAAGAATTGCTAGCGCCTATGGCTTTGCGAATGGTTACTGATTTAGAGCTTGATTTCGGTAAGTTTATGATGAGCAACGTAGGTTTATTATCTGGCACACCAGGAACTGCGATCACAACATGGTCCGATGTGGCTAATGCTGGTGCGGTAATGAAATCAACCGGTGTCCCTAAAGATGGTGATTGGATTGCAGCGGTCAACAGTTTCACTCAAACCGCATTAGCTGATATTCAGCGCTCATTAGGTTCTGGTGGTTCAGCAGGTGCTTTAATCTCTGACGCTCATAAAAACGCTATTATCAGTGATAACTTTGGGGGTCTTAAAGTAATGACAGCTGATACATTAGCTGCATATACCACGGATGCCGAAGCTGATAGGGCGGGTGTAATTGCTGCTGGTGGCCTTAACATTACTTATGTTGGCGCAAAAGATACTATGACGCAGGATATCGCTGTTAGTGGCTTCGGTGCTGGTGCAACAGTGATTAAAGCTGGTGAAGTGGTACAAATCACTGGTCGTAATCGCCTAAATCTAGCCACTCGCGAGTTAATGCTTGATGCTTCTGGTTCTGCAATCCTGTTCACAGGTGTTGTTACAACTGAAGTTACGTTGGCCGCTGGCGCTGGTACTATCAATATTACTGGACCTGCAATCTTTGAGAGTGCTGCTGGTACAGGTGCTTACAATACGGTGGATACAGCGCCTATTATCGGTGATGTTGTTACCTTGTTAGGCCCTGCCGCAACGACTATTCAACCTAGTTTGTTCTGGCATAAGAACGCCTTCTCCATCGGTTCCGTACCTATCAAACGCCTTAGCGCTCAAGATACGTTTGCAGAGACTAAAGACGGTATTCAAATGCGTATTACTCAAGGTTCAGATTTCCTTGCGAATACCAACAAAGTCAGAATTGATATTCGACCTGCTTTTGCCGCACTAAACCCTTTCTGGGGTGGTCACCTTTACGGCTAATAAGTAGTTTATTTATAAAGGGGTCAGATTCTTGGCCCTTTCATTTAAAACAAGAGATAAATTATGAAATTACTAACTGAATGGGTAAAGCCAAGTGGCGCACGACTAATGTTGAATGACGAAGATGCAACAGTTGAGCAAGCGGAAAAGAATGGCTGGATACGTTACAGCGAGACAGAAGAAGGACTTGCGGCCGCTAAAGAGTTTTTAGCCGCACAAGTGGCACAAGCTGAGTCTACGGTAAATGCAGCGAAAGCAAAACAGAAAGGTAAACCCGGACCAAAACCAAAGCAACCGCAGGATTAAATAATGGAAACGGCTGAAAGTTTAATTAACGACTCACTCCAAGAGTTGATAGTACAAGCATCTGAGCAGCCTATTCAACCAGTGGACTTTCAGACCGCTAAGCGCTATTTAAACCGCATGATGGCTGCTCTTGACTCTATCGGTATAGCTTTGGGCTACACGGTTGTAGTTGAGCCAGAAGACCCTATAACCGTTCCCGCTGGCGCTATCGAAGGGATGATTAAAAACTTAGCAGTTAAATTATCAACACAATATAGCGTACCTGTTGGACCTCTTTTATTTCAGGAAGCTAAAGACGGCATAACGACAATGCGTAAGATCGCGCGTGTACCTCGTCGAACTGAATTGCCTTGCACATTACCAGTCGGTCAAGCCAACGAACATTTTGATAGCGACTGGCATTTCTTCCCATGCCCTGAAAGCGAATTATTAACAGAGCAGGGTGGCTCGATTCTTTTAGAGGATGAAACAGCTAATGAATAGCAAAAAAGAGAGTCAGTTTACAGCAGTTCCAGATTTCTCACCCGGTGATTTAGTCACAGGATTAAGAGGTGCTGGCAATGTAAACTTTCCTTATAGCGCTTTATTCGCTGCTATGAGCGGTTTATCATCACTTAACCAAGTTGGTGATCCTTTAGGCGCTCCAATACTTGACCAGCCAGGTGCAGGCGTTAATAATTTCCGTAATATTGAATCAAGCAAAGGTATTATTGCAGCAGTAAGCGCTCAGGATGGCGTTGTTTTAGGTGCTAACTTTGTACAGAGTACGACAGGCTCGCCAATTATAAAAGACTTAAATGCGCTTCAATATCAGATTAGATCATTGGTTGGTGGTAGTGATATAAATATCGCGCCATCACCGGACGGAAATTCATTAGTAGTAAGTTTTGTCGGTGGTGGTACATCAACTAAAACAGTTGTTGTATCTCAAGAGTCTGATTTACCAGTTCCAGTAGCAGGAATAATCACTTTAGCTGATGATACAGATTATCTTTTTGTTCAAGATTTAACTACATCAAATAGATTTGTAAAAGGTGATAACCAAGTCCTACGAGCGGCGGATTCTTCAATAGTAAAATTAACCTATACCGGCGTGGATACAATGTTCACCAGTGTAGATAAATCAAATAAAATTACAAAGATCAAGCTAAATGCTCCAAACGGTAAATTATTCGATATAACCGCAACATCTCCCGGTAAGGTTTTTCAATTTGTTAACGCTACTGTTGAATCATGCGATACCATCGGAACTATTGGAAGTATGACAGCAGTCCAACTTTCAGATGTAGCATGGAATGATAATATAACGGATGGACTTCTATTAACAGGTTCGTTTACATTTTTCTTTATTGGATTAAATATAGTTACGCAAAACAGCGGTGATTTTCTTGATTTGGGTACAGCAACCTTTGATGGGTTCACTGGTACTAATATTTTTGCAACTTTAGCGGGTGGAACATCTTTATTAAAAGGTGCTGCATCTAGTGCAAATATAAATAGCGGCGGATTAGGAGTATTAGAAAATACAAGAAAGAATGGCGCTGGTAGCATATTATCAGGAATAACGGTAGATGATGCGAGATGGAATTTCGCGATCAATGATGATATACCTGACACTAGACCAGATGGTTTATTGTCGATGCAAGGCAATGTAACAAATACAGTTATTTCAGGTATAGGCACTCCTGTATTAGTGGCTGGAGCGTGGGTAGTTGACTCAACTAGTCAAATGATAGGGACTACTGCTGGAAGATTGACGTATAACGGTGGCAAAAATGCTAAGTTACCGATCACTTCAAGCGTAACTGTTTCCCCAATTTCAGGCGGAACTATATCTGTATCTGCCGAAATAGCCATTAACGGCACGGTAGTTTCGGGATCTAAAAGATCCGCATCTACATCAGCAGGAGGTAGTTCTTCAATAACAATTCCGTGGCAATTTGATTTTGCTACAACTAATTTTGTAGAAGTATTTGTAACCAACGAGGATAGCACTGTTGATCTTTTAGTATCATCCGCTATCCATAGGGTTAACTAATGCCTAAAGCCACTCTTCAACTCGACGGTTTTTATGAATCTCAAACATTAGATTTATCAGAGCAAGAGTGTGTAAATTGGTATCGTTTAATTACTAAAAGCCCCGGTGATATTTCGCTTATTTCTTTACGCGGTAGTGTAGGTATTGAGCAAAAATTAACAACGGGTGATCTAACTCAAGTCAATAGAGGATCACACGTTAAGGCTGGTAAAGCTTATTTTCTGAATGGTGAAACACTTGTAAGAATTGATATTACCTTTGATGAGTTTGGAGAGATGATATTTACCCCTGTAACAATCGGCACTATACCGGGTGATGAACGCGTATCAATGGCTGATAACGGTGTTCAGTTAATGGTTTTAGTACCTGGAGGTAAGGGTTACATTATCACAACCGGAACGCCTGAAACTCTTACTGAGATAGTTGACGCAAGTTTTACAGCGAACGGTAACCCTCAACATGTGAGATTTAATAACTCATTTTTTGTAGTCACAACTGATACTAAAAAATTCATTCGTTCAGATGCCAACGATGGTACATCATGGAGCGCTTTAAATGTATTTAGCGCTGAATCTGACCCTGATATTATCACAGCCATACATACTAGTAATAACCGTGTTTATATCGGTGGCAGCGAGACAATAGAAGAGTTTAATTTTAACGGCACTATTTACCAACGAACTGGTTTTTTTATCGATAAAGGTATTTCCGCTCCATTTGCCGTTGAGTCAACAAATAAATCTTTCATGTGGATAGGTGCAGGAGAAAATGAAAGCCCTGCAATTTGGCGATTAGTTGGTAATACTCCGGTAAAAATATCAACAACAGTCATCGATAAAGTCTTACAAGGATTTTCAGCGGAAGAAATAGAGCAAGCATTTAGTTATTCATTTGCTCAAGACGGCGCTTATTTTATCGGTTTTTCTTTCCCAACTGTAACATTTGAATTTAATACAGTGACAGATAAATGGAACGAGCGCAAAAGTCAGATTATCAATTCTAAAGGCATAACAGAGGTTATTAGATGGCGGGTTAACTCAGTGGCTTTCGTTAATCCTATGTTGCTTTGTGGTGACTCTCAAGATGGTAGGGTTGGAAGTATTAGCCCTGATATCTATTCAGAATATAATTGCGAGATAATCAGAACTTGCACGATTCAACCACTAACAAATCAAGGTAACTCTATTTCGATAAGTGAACTAGAGCCAACATTTAAAACGGGCGTTGCTACACAGGAAACACCAGACCCGCAAATTAGGTACTCAGCATCTAATAATGGTAAGCACTTAAGAAATGAGACTAGCCGATCAATTGGTGGAGTAGGTCAGTATGATCATAGGTCTATTTGGTATAAACAAGGTCGTTTTCCTCGATCAGTTTTCCTTAAATTTACCATGAGCGATAAAGTACAGTCTGAATTCGTTAAATTAGAGGCGATAATTCAAGGAGGACAAGGTGGCAATTGATAATAGTGAAATTAGTTTTGATAAGCCAATAATCGAAGTTGACGCAACTCTAACATTACAAAGTCGTAATTATTTTCTGGCTCTTGATTCTACTATACAAGCACTACGTGCTGAACTTGAATTTCAAACCCTTATTGTTGGCACTGGCAGCCCTGAAGGTGTAGTTGACGCTTTACCGACAAAAAGATATATGGATGATGCAGGAGTAGCAAATACTATTTGGTATATAAAGCGCGATGCTGATATTGCTGGTGATACTACAAAAGGGTGGATATTAACATGAGTGGGGCATTAGTAGGAGCAGCGGGTCCAGCAGTTTTTAATTTAGGTGCGCTAAAGGTTATAGATGATATTTGTGTTAGCGATAAAAAAGCCAACAGGAAGAAAATCCTTGATTTTGAATTAATAGCCAAGACATTCCCACAAATTGAAATACCTGTTACACATCGTATTCATGGTGGTATGTACGCAAGAGAAATAACAATACCCAAAGATACAATTTTAACTGGTCATATTTATAAGTTCGATCACTTTGATGTAATGATTAGTGGAGATATAACAGTATCGACAGATACCGGTGAAAGAAAAAGATTTACTGGCTATAACTGTTTTAAAGGTATGTCTGGTAAAAAACGTGCTGGATATGCGCATGAAGATACAATATGGATAACATTCCACCCCTTCACTGGTGATAATGGTAATGACATACAAAAATTTATTACCGCTGAAAGCTTTGAAGAATTAGAGTTTTTTAATTGTGAAATAAATAAAGCAGATTATAAATCTATGATTTCAGAAATGGATATCAACGAAGATGAAATGGATGAACAGGTAAAAAATACTAATGATATGACTGAGTTACCAGATGATTATTCTCATATATATTTAGATAACTCAAGCATAGATAAACAAGGTTTGTTTAGTGAATTAAAAATACTGTCAGGCGATATTATTTGCCCGTCGAGAATAAAAGATAAAAGAACCATAGCCGGTAGATATACGAATCATGCTTTACAGCCAAATGCTGAAATGATTTTCGATGGTGAGAATATAAATTTAGTTTCAAATAGAGATATCGAAGCTAATGAAGAAATAACAGTTAATTATAGGTATGTCTTAAAGACAAGAAACTTAGAAGGCGATTTATCATGTCAGGAGTAGCGGTAGCAATAGGGGCTTCAGCAGTGATCGGAGCAATATCTTCTGAAAGAGCAGGAAGTAAAGCAGCAAAAGCAACAGGTAAAGCAGCTGACACAGCAGCAGCAGAGACTAGACGATCTGCCGATGAGGCAAGGGAAGATTTATTTAAATTATTTCCAGCAGCGCAACAGAATGCACAACAAGGCTTTCAGGGCGCTTTAGATGTGTTTGGTCAAGTAGTACCAGCACAACAACAAGCTTTTCAAGGTGGTAATTTAGCAGCGCAGCAGCAGATCCTAGCAGGATTACCGCAGATACAAAACGCGATCCTTGGTAATCAGGTTGATTTTAGTCAATTACAACCATTCCAATCACCACAGCAAGATTTAAGTTTTTTACAGCAGCAATTACCACAGTTTATAGATCCATTTGCACCACAACCAAGTGAAATGACAGTAAATCCTATAGGTGGATCAAGTAATATTTTAGGTGGTCGGTTTGACTTTAATGGTATTTCACCAATTCTCGGTGGCCCTAATGTATTTAATAGAAAAATTAGAAGTTTGGAGAGATAATAATGGCTTTACCATTTCAAAATACAAGGCTAGGACAAAGAATACAGCCATCATTTCAACCTGCTATTAAACGCACATTACCTGTTATCGGGCAACAACCGCGCGGCACATTACCTGCTAATCAATTTGCACCACAACAACCACAACAACAATTTGGTTTAGGTGGAGCTGAACAAGCATTACAAGCAGGATTGGCAGGAGGTGTTAGTGCTTTAGATATAGGGCAAAGAGCTGGTTTAAATACCCTTCAATTCGGTAATGCATTAGCACAAAACCAACTAGGTCAAGGCAGGCAAGTATTACAGCAAGCAGGGTTAGGCGCTCAAAATCAAATACAACAAGGTGTTAATGCGCTAGGTGGTAACTTTAACGCTAGTGCAGCACAGGTTGACCAAAACACAGGACAACCATTATTTCAACAGGCTGCGGCTGGTGTTAATCAGTTTTCTCCTGCTGGATTACAGGCTCAGGGGTTGCAATCTGCATTAAGCGGGGTGCAAGGGCAGCAAGCGTTTGATCAAGCCTTATTAAATAACCCCCTGCAAAACTTTTTAAATCAAAGAGGCCAACAGGCTTTAGCTAATCAAGCAGCGGCAAGTGGCGGATTAGGTAGTGGTCAATTTCAGCAAGAGTTACAGCAATTAGGGCAAGCTCAAGCGGGACAGCAACTACAACAGCAAGTACAAAATTTGGTCGCGTTATCTGGTCAAGGATTACAGGCGGCAGGATTAGGCGGTCAATTCCTAAGTCAGGCAGGACAGCAACAGGGTAACTTAGCAGCGCAAAACGCACAATTAGGCACACAGGCCAATCTAGCTAACGCAAGAAATAGATTACAAGCAGCAGGTCAACAAGCGCAGTTATTTGGTCAAGGTGCAGGACTACAACAACAACTAGGCGGTCAGCAGGCTCAACTATTTGGTCAGGGTGCAGGTATAGGTGCTAATTTGGCAGGACAAGGTGCGCAAGCTCAGTTTGGTACAGGTATTAACGCAGCAAATTTATTAAGTGGCACAGGTCAAAATATCGGTCAAGCAAGATTGCAAGCAGGTAGAGATATCGCCTCTCAAATCGGTCAAAGCACATCAGTATTATCTCAACTAGCAAACCAGCAAGGCAGCGGAATAGCTGATATAATAGGTGCAGGCGGTAGTAATATCGCTAATATATTAAGTGGGGCAGGGCAATTAAATGCACAGCAGCAAACACAGTTAGCTCAACTTTTAGCTAATATATCGACCGGTACAGGATCACAACTTAGTAATATTGCACTAGGGCAAGGACAGCAGGCTGCTAATACTGCTTTACAGCAGGGCGCTAATCAGCAACAGTTGATAGGTAATCTAGTAGGTGCGTTTGGTCAATTTAAAGGTCAACAGCCAGCAGTAACACCATAGAGGAATAAAGGATGGCTTTTAATCCATTACAGAATTTTAATCAGGGCTTTGCTTCAGGGCAGCAGCAAAGGATTAGTGGACTGCAAAACACACTTGCCGGGCAAGTTCAGCAAGGAGGTTTTGATCCTGCATCTAGCGTTGAGTTTTCACAATTAAGCGTCTTAGATCCTGAAAGAGCATCAGCAACATTAAATACATTTCAATCTTTAAGTAAGGAGAGAAAAAAAGCTTATCACGAAGATTTACAAGACGGCCTTAGAGCTTTGGAGACTGGTGACGGTGGTAGATTTTTGGATGTTATGAATGACAGATTAGGCGCTATTGAAAAATTAAACGGTGACCCATCAGGCACACAGTTTTTGTTAAATAAATTTAATGATGGTGCTATTGATGAGCTAATTTCTGGATTAAGACAAACAGAGCAAGCAGGAATAATCGGGGAGTTTTTACCTGACCCTCTTGGCTCAAGAAAAGGAAGATCAGTTCAGTCATCCAAAATACTTGATGATGGCACTGTCATTGAGGTTTTAGGGGGTGGTGGTAGACAGGTTATATCACCAACAGGCAAGATAGTAACAGGTACTGAGGCGAGGGATATTGTCGCAGCAGCTAGCAAAAAGGTTCAACAAAGAAAAATAGAGCTTAAAAAGCTAGACCAGACAATTAAACGAGAACAAGCAAAAGAAGGGCTGTTAACGGATCAGCAAAAATCAATACAACGCGGAAATATTAAAAGGCTTGGCGCGTTATCTAATACTGCATCAGGAAGGAGTTCTGCAACAAAGAAAGCGACTAAGTTTAAGTTGGCGCTAGAAAGAGGTGAAGCTTCCTCTGGTGCGGGACGTAAAGCAGCACAATTTATACCCGGAGTTTTCACTAGCCAAGGTCAATTTGATGAACAATTTAACGCCTTCGCTGAAGTAGCAGCAAGGCAACAATTAAAGGCTTCTGGAGAAGTTAGACCAACTGATGCTGATGTAAAGGGTATGAAACAAGCTATGTTTGGCATCGGTAGAGATGAAGCGGTTAACATTCAGTTATTAACAGACTTTATTAATGATCAAAACGCTCAAAATGATGAGTTAGATCAGCTAATAGATGCTAGTAGGAGCGGTAATTTAGGTGGGTTCACTTTTACCGCGCAGCAACCAGTAATTAAACCAGACCTAACCAAGCTTTCAGACGATGAGTTATTTAACTAATGGCTAATACAAGAGAGAAATGGCAAGAAATTGCCAACAGGGGTTTACAAGATAAATTCGATCCTCAAACTAGATCTAAATTTGATGAGGCGGTTAACCGTGGATTAATAACATTACCACAACAACAACTTCAACCAGCATTAAGGCCCGAGCAAGCAGCAACACCAATTAGTGAGGACTTTATTCCTACAGAAGAGGCTTTAGCCATTCCAGCACCGGGAGCACCAGAAAGAACACTGGGCGAGCAGGTTATTGGTGCCGGTGAGGCTGCATTGACTACAGCAACCGGAATAACTGGTGGTGCCTTAGGTTTTGGTGCAGGATCACTAAGTGGTGCACTAGGTGAGCTTACCGGCAGATTAAAGCCAGGTGAAGGTCTTGAAGAGGCTCAGGCATTGGCGGCTAAATTAACGTTTGTACCAAGAACAGAGGCGGGGCAAGAATTTGTTGGTGATATCGGCGAGGCGTTAAGCACACTTCCGCCTGTCGGTTTAACTAACGGCATAATACCTAAAATAGCCGTTCCTAATATCAGGCTACCTAAAAGTACAAACAAAGCCATAAACGCTATTAGCGAGGCGGGACCAGAAAATTTACAAAAGAGTTTCACTAAAAAATTAGGTGATGATAGGTTTGAGCCTCGTATTTTTGGCTTAGTTAAAGAGGCTAGGAAACAGGGTTTTGATGATTCTGTCACTACTTTGATAGCTAACGCAGGTCCTAGAACCAAGCGAAGAATGCTAAAACAGGTATTAACGGTCGAAAAAGGTAAGGGTGACACTAGAGCAAAGGCGCTACTTAGGACAGCAGACGAGGCTGGAGAGGCAGTAATTAAACAGTTTGATTTTGTCAAAAGAAGTAACGAACAAGCAGAGACTCAGCTAGGAAGGGTTACAAAGGGATTGAAAGGCAAGAGTGCTGATGTAAGCGAACCAATAAATTCATTCTTTAAACGATTAGAAAATCTAGGTGTAAAATTTGATGAAGACGGAAAGCCTAACTTTGAGACAGCAGTTTTTGAGGGTTCTACACCAGCAGAAAGCCTAGTAAATAAAATAGCTTTGAGAATAAAAAGAAATAAAGGGTTTGATGATACTGATGGATTTAAAGCGCACGAGTTCAAAAAATTCATAGATGAAAATGTGAACTTCGAAAAGTCAGAAGGTGGCCTTAGTGGCAGGGTTGATAGAGCCGTAAAGTCTTTAAGAAGTGATATCAATGAAAGTATAAATAATATTTCTGATAGATATAAACAGGCTAATAAACAGTTTTCTGACACGATAACGACACTAAATGAGATGCAAAAAGTTGCGGGTAGGAATCTGGATTTCTCTGGTCCTAATGTAAACAAAGCTGTTGGCACGTTATTAAGACGGCAGACAGGCAACGACAAATCTAGAGCAAACCTATTGACTGCTATAGACAACCTTGAAAAAACAACTAGGAAATATGGCGGATCATTCGATGATGATATATTGAGCTTATCAATTTTTGCCGATGAATTAGATGCTGTTTTTGGTAGCGGTGCTAGAACGTCACTGCGGGGAGAGGTTGGCAAGGCTGGTGTAGATGCAGCCATTGATATATCACAAATGACATTGACGGGTGCCGCAGCAGTAGGGGCGAAAGCATTGAACAGAAAAAGGCTAGGTATCAACGAGAAAAACCAATTAAAAGCAATCAAGGATCTTTTAAAAAGTAAAAACAACTAGTTCAAATATGTTTTATTTTTTAAAAGTGAACGCAATACCTGCACAGGCACCGACAATACAAGATAGTGCAAGGTAGGTTAGAAATAAATAATAGGCTGTATATAACATGGTAAAATCAACCTTAAATAAAATCAGTATAGCACAAATTAAAAATACTCCTTTGATAGCCTGATTAGTGCGCTCTTTAGTGGTTCAATCTGCTTTAAAGCTATTTCTAATATAGCTTTTGATTTAAACCTTTTATATACACTATGAGCTTCATCTAAAGTTTTATAATACCCCAAGCACTTGCGGTTTCCTAATACACTGCATTGTGCTATAAACCTTTTATCTCTTTCGCTAAAGCAGATCCCCATAGGTAGATCTCCTCTTTTTGAGTCATTCGTTCCGAGAAGTCTATTTATTTTAGGGTCAACAAATAGACATGTAGATGGACTGTATTCTTTATTCCCTTGAAATAAAATATCTTTATCAAGGTCCTTCTTTTGCCAGTCTTGCTTTTCCATCCATGCTTTAAATACAGAAAACGTAAGCCACTCATCGTACACTGTGCAGTCTTTGTATGTTGGATTCTTTGCGTGAAACACGGTAGAATAGCATCTGTTGAGCATGCTTGACCATTTCCTGTAGTACGGACACCTTTGATACTTACCATTTATTTTTGGGTTTACCCTATAAAGAGCGTCATTAATTCCTACACCTAAATGAAGTTTTCTTTGTGCTAAAGAGTTTTTGTTTGCTGAAATTTCTATAAACATAATAATTACCTTAGTGTAATTGCTTAGAATTGAGGTTTTGCGCCAGCCTGTTCTAAGTTCAGGTTTTCGGGTTCGATGCCCTAGACGCTATTTAACCATAGCATTTATATTAAAGTGTTACCATGGTATAATAATTTAATTCTATAATTAAGGAGAAATCTATCTCTAGATTCGTCTCGCCCATTACGGATATGCGCCCAAACGGAAGTTTACGCTTCTTTAGATCCGGCACGAATACCGAGTTAATCACTTTTAAAGATGATCTAGAAACCATACAAAACCCGACTATCGTACTAGTATTACCCAACGGAAATGTAGAGAATGTATTTTATAGTGGTTCAGCTAAAGTAATTTATCTTGATGAGTTTGATGTTCAATATGCAGAGAGAGATCCTGTTGGCGCAGAAAGAGAATTAGGTAATTTCTCAATATGGGATACTGTTGTTAGTTATGACATAAATAATATTGTTCAAGGTTCAGACGGTAAATTTTACGTATCACTATCAAACGCCAATATAGGTAACGACCCAACAATAACACCTAGCCAGTGGGAAGAGTGGCCGGTTAATGGTATTTATAACGCAAACATCCCTTACAGTGTTGGTGAAGTTGTACAGACAACGGTAGGTAATTTCTGGAAATCTTTAGTTGTATCTAATTTAGCTAATAACCCTGAAACTGATGATGGTACAAATTGGGAGCCAGCATTTAACGATAGTTTCAAAAAAATAATAGTTGATACTGTGTTAAAAATCGGCAATAGCTATTTCAGCACAGTAACAAAATCACACACTGTACCGGCTGGTGTAAATACTGGTGATAAGATAATAATCACATGGAAAGACGGCACGACAATGACACTAACTTCAGCCAGTAATATGTCAGTAACAGGTGCAACAAAAACAACCGATACCACATGGGTATTTACTAATTTTATAACTGTCTTAACGCTTGTTTGGGATGGTGCAGAGTGGGGGATTAAATAATGGCTAATTGGGATGATCTATTTAGTGGGGGGTTTACAGATACATCTATCGACCCATTGCAAAATATAGCCTCTGGTGTTACTGGTGATATATTTACGCCAGCAGCGCCAGCAGCAAATGAGAAGATTAGAATTACGGGGTTATGGGCTGGCGCTGCACAGGCAGGGATAACTATTGAGTTTGGTGGGGTAGAAAGGTTATCATTATCAACTATTGGCACTGCTATAAATACACCAAATACAGGGGAGTTTACTATTGGTGCTGCCACTACTATGTGTAACTACATAGAGGGCGGTATTGGTGAGTCACTTGTAATTAAAAAAAATGTAGGTAATACGGCGGCGGCAATAAGTGTCCTAATAAAATACGGAATGTAACTAAAACGCATACTCAACAAACAAGCCGACACCATACGTTTTAACCGTAGCTGCTGGCTTATCTTTTTCATAATACCGAGTAGCTTTTAACGATACAGACCATTGATTATCTAAATTGTATTTAACACCTACTGTCGGGCCTAAATCAAAATCATGGTCAAGTCCTGAATAGTTACTACCAGTTAACCAGCCTTTGTATTCATAATACCCAACACCCCAAAACGCAGACCAATCATTGACATCATATTTATACAGTATTTCCAATTCAAGAACTTTATCAGTTCTAACCGCCCACGCACTACCAAAGCTATCTTTAGCAGAGTTACCTATACCGTAAGCCGCCCTAACGCCAAATCCTGCATCATTAAACGCAGATAATGATAGAGAGTGTATCTGTGTATCAAAACGGGCTATATGGCCCCATGTATGTCTCACGTTTTGATAGCCGTAGCCGACTGAGTATTTAGTTGCTAACGCATGACTACTTAATAACATTAGCGGTATAATTAAATATTTCATTTTCTTACCTTTTAGTTATAATTAACTTGTTTCATGATTAGCCGGTAGAATTCAGAGCCCTACTGGCTTTTTTATTTACAGCCTAACCAGCCAAAATAAGCAGCTGATCGCGTATCTTCGTTACTTCTACCTGTCCAGCCAGTCACTTTTTCAAACTGTGATTTATCCTTTTTCCACATCTTTGATATTTTATGATGAACTATTTTGACACCTTTGGATTCAAAAAAACGCTCCAACTCTAATTGTGCTTGCTTGCACATACCAATATTTTGAGCCATTTTTAGTTTCACATGGATATTTGCTTTTTTATCCCTCGCCATGAATGCCGCACTGACACCATTAACATCTTCAATGTGTACCTCAAAACTATCATCCCAATCGGTATAATTCATAATATCAACTAGTGACATGCATCGTAAATCAAGCAATTCACCATCACTATAAACTGCAATACCGTGCGCCTTACTGTCCGGATCGCACCCAATGATAATTTTTGACATAATTAACTCCCGTGATTTTCATGAAAATTATATTTATTTATAGCTTTAGTCCTAGCCTTTGCCGCATCATCTATGTTGTGAAAGCAACCTAGGCTTTTCTTTTTTCCATCAACCATTATTTCAGCGGACCACTTACCTATCTGTTTATGCCACCAAACACCGGTTACACCACTGGTATTATCTGATCTTTTTGAGATGTTTTTATTGTTTGTAGCCTTATCAACAACTCTTAAATTAACAATCCTGTTATCTGTTCTTATATGGTTTATGTGATCGATATCACCATTGGGGAATCCACCATTTACATAAAGCCAAACAAGCCTGTGTTGCGTGTACATCTTATAGTTAATTCTTAACTGATAGTACCCGTCTTTATTTTTACTAACTGGAATACTGCCTTTTTGAGCGCTACCGCAAGTGGTAATTAGTCGAGTAAACATTCCAGTATCAAAATCATAAGAAACAATCCCTTTAAGTTCGTCTTGAGTAATCATAAATAAACCTTTTTACTTAATAGGTATTAAGTATAACACAAGAATACTCTATAATACCTATAACATCTCCATGACTTGTTTTAACAAATCCTGCTCGCTACCATAACTATTTTCCCATGCTTTACGTCCAGCGTGAACAGCAACACCATAACCGCCTGTTCGATGATGTCCGTGACACAAAGGTATAACTTCATAGTTTGAAGCGCGTTTACCCATCGTTCCGTTGCCTATGTGATGAATTTCCGCTGGCACATCAAACGCAAATCCATTATTGCAAACAATACAGCCTAATTCTGCCACTTTAGACATGTGCTTTTTTTCTTTTACGGTCGATTGTTTACTCAATTTCAAATGCTCCAAACTGTTGACTATTACTATTTTAATTTCTTGCTTAACCAAACTAAGCCACCCAAGAATAAATTTCAACTAACGCTATTGCTGTAATAAAAACAATAAGCGCCATTTGTAATCTTGCTTTTGCTTGTTTTGTCACGTTATTTCTCCTATTAGCTAATCAAATATTCTCTGGCAAATTCTAAACTTAAAATGCAACTCGTCATGAATTCTTCTGGTGTTACTTTGCCAACCATAACGCCACCAAACCGATCGATCTAAATCCCAGTGATTTCGGTCTCTCTTTATAATAACGACATACCAAAACCAATATTCAAAAACTTTGAGTTTGCATTTAATATATTTAAGTAAATTGATCATAACCCCTCCTATTAGCTAAATTTCCATTTATGAGTAATACCATACCTAATAGCGAAAAATCCAAGTACAACACCGCGCAAAGGTAATCCATCATACTTATGAGAATAACATTCAAATGAAATAGGCCAATTAAACTCAATAAGAATAAAGCCAGTGCCGATATTTGTATCGCCACCCTTGTATAATTTACGCCATTTTTCCCACTCATACTTCATGGTTATTGTCCTTTTTCTCGTATTTTGTTTTTATTAGCAGAATTATCATTTAGCCAGTGCATTGTTGAGCAGTTTTTACATGTTAATACTGTCTCATACTGTATGGTTGTTTCTTCTGCGTTAGCGGGGTATTCTTTGTGCTTGTATTCAAACTCATCATTACAACCACAGTTACCGCAAATAACGTGTAATCTTGCTCTGACCATCTTCTTTCTCCTATTAGCTATAATGGTTAACTACACGGATCTAAGTTCATTAAATACTCTGACAACTCATTAATAAGCTTTGTTGCCTCAAATTTATTTAATTCATAATTATTAGTAATAGTCTCAAAAGTGTGGCCACCATCTGATGAGCAATCACTTTCTTGTGTAATAAATATTTCTAAAAAATGATTATTAATAACTGTTTCGAATTCACCGTTTTTTGATTTCATAACTCCCCCTTAATAGCTTTTGCCATTAACTTTTTTACGATTTTCTTTTTTATGATCTGGTCGAGTGGCGTTGTATTCAAGTTTTTCCACAATAGCACCACCAAGATCAAGATTTAACGCACCGGCTAAGTCGGCAATTCTTATCATTGCATCAGCCAATTCGACCTCAATCATTGCTCTGTGCGGCAATTTATCATCCATTAAGTTTTTGCGATCACCTTCCATAGCTTCAGCGATTTCAGAAACAATCAGCATTAAGCATCTAGGCACGGTTTCCCAAGTTTTTTCTCTATCCCACCAACCCGCTTTTGAAGCTGCCCCGTGTGAACTATCAACTAATTCTTGTACGTATTCTTTTAATTTTGCTTTACTCATATCACCCTCTCAACTTATCAACTTATCACTAATTAAATTAAAAATGGTTACTCGTTTACCGTGGCTATGGTTATGCTGCACTCTCGTTAGTGCTGACATTTCCTTAATGGCTCTTTTTGATAAAACGGGGTTTGGGCGGCGACCCAAATCAGGAGTTTCTTTACTCTGACTGAGTAATTGAACACAGGCCCCGTTATCCATGAAAATATCTATTTCAGTTATGGTGTACGAGTGCCGGCCAATTTTTAACGTAATCATATTAACCCCAAGTATTCTAATTAAATTTATGCGCCTAACTCAAAACAGGGTGCTGATCTTACGGGTAGCAGTTCAAGTTAGACGACTTTACGCTAGCTAGGCGATTTATTTTTTAGTTGAATCAATGCCGTTTTGAGTTGCATAATTAAGCTCACTAACTACTGAGCGAGCTTGCATAATTGCTTGTTCAATAATCCGATCTGAACAAGCAAAAGCATTAACAACTATTCCGCAATTTTTCTCATTTAGCGACTCTGATACTTTGCTTTTTAAAATCATATATTCAGCGACTTGATCGCATAAACCTGTATTACTGGCCATTACCTTTCCTTAATTGATAAATTATTGTTAATACATTCCAATTCATCACAATGATGAATAATTTCTGTACTTAACGAGTTACGCAGGGTTTTGACCTCAGCTTCAAGCGCTTTAATTTGTTCATCTTTAGCATTAGCGCGACGAATAAATTTACTGAATTGCTCGGCAACCTCTTCATCAACTTCATAAGGTAGATTGTTAATATTTACTGTTGCCATACTAACCTCTACGTTAATGTAATTAAGAATGGAGAGTATTCAAAAATCAACTTCCATCCATAATAAATAGCAATCCCTAAAAGTATTGTTGCGACCTTGCCATACCATTTTGTCGGTACACCACCAATATTGTATTGTGGTAATGTCTGCGTACAAATCAGAAAGTAAAAACCTGTACCAAATAAACCAACAATAAATAAAAATATAAATCCAATAATAGCCATAATTATTCCCTTAGTTTTCCAACTGATTTGATAGTTGCAATTTAAGCCGTTTAAGTTCATAAAAATCAACACGCTTAACTACGCCAAAATCACTTAAGTTAATAATTACATCCTGTTTTAAATCTGAGCCAAGCAAGAAGCATTTTAGCCAAAAAAATCTAGCTTCTGAATCAAAGCGCCATAACCATCTAAACGCTTGGTATTTATTCATAGCGGTAACTCTAAGCATGGTAAGTACCCTTATTTCAAAGCCGTATTAAGTTTAGCTTTAACTTCGTTCAAATCAGATAAACGATGAAACACGCCGACTAAATCAGGGTGTTCGCCAATGATTAATTGATAGGTATGGCGAGTATCAGCAAAGACAGCGGCTAGATGTTTAATACCATCACGAACGATTGTAAAAACAGCTATAGGAGCTTCGTCGTTAGCAGCGATAATCAGCGCTTTAATTTCTTTGATTCCCTTAGGGTGAAACATTTCTGTTGTTGATATAAATTTGTATGGCATGGTAAATCCTTTATTTGATTTATTGGCAGTCTGTATTAAAAATGAGTTAGGTAGGTCGTAACCCCTACTAAGAGTCGCTTTCGACACCAGAGTTTTTTTAAGCCGTACTCAAGAGGTATTGTTGCTAACCAAAACCTCAAACGTAAAGTGCTTTTCTTTTAAGCGATTCTACTTTCAGCGCCGCTAACTCATTTTTAATACAGACTATTGTTTTGAGGCTTTAATTATTAGCCTTAACTGTTGAATTGTAAAAGGATTTCTTAGAACCAATAAGCATAAAGAAAAGATTAATATAACCAGATTAAAACCAACTCAACAATTGATTAATAACGTTATCATCAGCACCATCATTAAATATATTATCTAGTGCCGCTTGAGTCATTCGTTTATAAAATACTTGCCTTTCATCATCCGGCATTGACTCGTATTTCAAGCTTAAAGGCACTATTTCAAAGTGTATTCCATCACGGTTAAATACTTGCTTATGGTAACCGGCTGCAATGGTTAACTTGCGCCTGGTGCGGTCAAATTGATACTGGCATTTACTAGCCTCCATATCACCGTAATAGTAATTAGTGCAAAATTTAAAAAAGCCGAATATTTTTTTGTGAAGTTCGTAGTTATGATTAACTTTAACATCAGCGCTATAAACATCGCCTTTTTTAAGTTTGGCTATCTTGAGTTCGGCCTCTTCATCTACCGGCCAAAATTTACCATTAGCGGTTTTAATAAAATTAATTATCATAATAAACCTTTAAAAATATGCACTATCACATCGTGAGTCCATCCATTGCCAAGCATCTTGTATAATTGAGTATTACTAATACCTGAATTTAATAGTGTATCTATGTGGCGCTCTGGTACTGTTTGTAGTCTTGCGCATTCGCGTGGAGTAAGTTGCCGGCATAGTCCTTTATCCCTCATCTCGCTAAACGCACCAGATTGTGTCGCTAGCGCCGGCCGGCCATCTCCGTTAATTCCTTTATAGTAAGCAACCGTTAAGCATAAAAACTTATCGCCGCCGGTTAAATTTATTTGTCTTGGTGTACCCTTTCGTACCGTGGCTGGTTTAAGATCTATATCTGACGGCTCAATTACCGACTTATAAGTAATTCCACTTTCAACTGGTTGCTCAATCCCGGCAATATTTGTCCAATAATATCTAACGCGATTCTGAGCGCTTACCAGGGCGCTGTTAATACAAATAGGATTAACACCAAACAAATTATTAATGTAATCAAGAAACTCTTTTTTCATCTTGACGTTTTCAAACATAAATTTAACCGGTTTTTTTCCTACCGCAGCGCGACATAAATTAATTTGCTTCCATATACTTATTAAATCGTGAACTAATGCGCCGCGGGGGTCGTTATCACCTTTTTGTTTTCCTGCCATAGACCACGCCTGGCATGGGAAACCTGCCAGTAATAAATCAACATCACCTAAATCAAAGTCTTGATTGATAAATTCCCAATCCTGCCACTTAGTCATATCACCCAATTGAATTGTGTCCGGGAATAAAAGTTGCGCTGCGAGTATTGCGTGTTTATCAATTTCGCTAGAATAATAATTAGCAACCGGTATGTTTAAAGTTTCTAATGCCATTCGCCCAAAGCTCATGCCGTTAAATAAACTCAATACGGTTATTTCATCGGTTACTTTCAATTTTTTATCATTCATTGTATTATCCAGTTGTTGTTATTGCTGTTGCTCAAGTGTTTTGCCGCTATCCTTTATTGAATAGCGGCTTTTTTATTTTCCATACAATTCTTTTTTAGTAATATAAGTTGTAACCCTTGCGCCAATTTTGAACGGGTTAAATATCAAAACAAATTGCGGTTTATTATTTTGTTTGCCGGGATTACCTTCAGCATCATGAAATGCGATTCTTCCGATAGAATAACCACCTGATTCTTTTTCATCACCGATAAGAAAACGAACTTCGCTTAAAAACTTAATAGCTTCAGCGAACCAACTAACACTAGTATCAGCATTAAGCACCATGACAACGCCAAGCCCTTTTGATTGAGCTAAAACCGCTTGTTTAACCCATGGCATTGGCTTTGAATAAGGTGGATTACAATAAACATACTTAGTTGAAACACTATCAGTAAAATAAGTTTTTATTTCTTCATCCCAATCAAAGCTAAGGCTATCTTGATTTTCAGTAAATCCAATAGAACAAAGTTGATTTTCTCTATTGCAAGCCATGTCAGCCACAAAGTTAAATTCTTTATTCAAAGTATTGAACACTTCAGGCGGAGTCCGCCAATTATCATTTGACATTAGCGAATAACTCCTTCAATTTTGGCTTTGTTATAGCCAGCCATATATAAAATGATGTTTCCAACAGGGTTGGGTTCTAAACCTAGCAAGCCATCTTGGAAACCTATGTTGTAATAAATCATGATTTGTTATCCTTTTTAGGGGTTGAAATATAATTAAGAATAAGCATTGAAGCCCACCATTCAAAAGACCAACTTTTAACGCCAAGTAGCGCAAGAATTAAAATGATAGTAGCGCCGGTTATAAGGGCTCTTAAGTATTTATTCATATTGATTCCTTGTTGTTTAAACTGCTATACCGATATTAAAAAACTAAATTAATAAATCCAACTATCATCCATGCATATACCATTACTGCGAATAACTTCTCATTAAATACCATGTGAGCAGATATAGCTCTGCCAGTATCTTTTTCTAATACAGAAGAAATAAACCAAATAATAGACAATAACTGTGCTAACTCGATCATCTTCTTTATCTCCGTTATTAGTTAATTAAACTCTCATAAGTAAAAAGCCTCTCTATACTGTTTTTGTTTCCGCCAATTTTTCCATTGGCACTTAATGAACTTTTAACTTCTTTTTGCCAAACACAATTGAAATCTTCTGGCGCGTTATATTCAGAAATAAAAATACTATGACCTTGTTTTGATTTTTCTCTGCACCATTGCCAGAAAGCATCATGATCAAAATTGTCTTTATATTTTGTTGTTCCCTTATACGGAGGATCACAATAAACAATGCTGTTAGGAGGAATATCTAATTCATCATATCCAGCACAAACAAACTTAATACCTTTGATGTTTGGTAATTGCTTTATTACATTGGCTAAAGCTTCAGCTTGATAGTCTCTAACTCCGCCTTTAGTATTTACTTTTCCAGCAAAACCGCCAAACCATTTACCCGAATAAGAACAGCAAATACCAACCCAGCCAACCAAATGTTTAGGGTAATCTTGCTTGTTGTTTTTAATTGCTTGATATTGCTCTTTTGTGATCACTGGTGGCAACCAGCCTTTTTCTAATTGAATCCACATTTCAGCAATATATTCATTTAATTCACCGCCGATACGAATGCCATCAACTTTATCAATTGAATTAGCACCACCAACCATAGGCTCAACATACGGCTGCTTAGGCTTCCTATCCTTTAAAATTATTGGCAAGATATGTTTTGCTATTCTCGCCTTGCTGCCCATGTACTTCATCTTCTTTATCTCCGTTATTAGTTAAATTAATTCAAGCTCAGCATTGGTCGTATATTCAAACAAATAACCGCCAGTTTTATCGTTAATTTCTTCGCGAGTTAAATAACCTTTACTAAAGAGATTTTTTAATTGCTGAGATGCGTTTTGAACACAAATATCATATTGATCTGCAATGTCTCGGCTAGTTGCTTTTTTGCCATGCAAATACTGAATTAATTCAAACTGCCTTTTGCTTATTGATAACTCTCTCAATCTCACATAGTTGTTAATTGATATTTTCATTAATTCGATATTAGTCATGTTATTGCCTTATTAGTTAATTCCTATTTAAAAACCAATGTTCTTTAATTGGATCATAGTTTGCGGCCCGTAATGCCTGTATAAATATTTATCTTTCATTTCTTTTTTAATAGAAGATGGTATTTGATCAATACTGGTTAGTTGATGTTGCTTAAGAAGATTTAAAACTTCTGCTTCAGTATTAATTCCAATAGATTGATCCTGCTCCTGCTTGCTTATTTCAGTCATTACATGCTCAGGATTAAAACCAGTCCAACCACCAACAACCGCTGGAGCTAATGACTCATTCACCGTAAGCCCATTTTTAGATAATGTATGTAAGTGCGGTGCAATCGTATCAATATAAGTTTGAGTCATAATACAGCCGCGCTTAGCTCTTCGAGACTTGATTAAATCCTCAAAAATACGTCTGTCCGGCACGGTCGGCCACTCTGAAAAATCCCACCCACCGAAGCTAGTCTCAGTCTCAGGCTTTTCCGGTGATAAATTTTGCACAGCCCAAGTGACAGCATCACGGTCAGTTTTATTTAAGTGCACGCATTCAGACATTAAGACTAATCGCTTTAGTTCTTTGCACATGGCATATAACTCACTTTTTTATCAATGATTTTCTCCAAACCGATATCTTTTAAAATATCTTTGGTCGGCTCCTTTTTACCAAGAGTAATATTATTTATATGAGTTGTTGAAAACCCTTTATGATTTGCGTAACTAACTTCAGTGCCAAAGTTATCGGCGATGTATTTCTTTAATTTTGTGATCATACTTTTTTTATTCAATTGTAAACCCTCGTTTATGTGATTAATTTAATTATACTCTTAGATGAACTAATTACAAGTTTAAATTAAAACTAGATTGAGGTTGATTAAATTATGTTTATTTGTTAAGGTTAATACGTGATTAAATAAAAGGAAAAATGATGAAATATAAAAACATTAAAAAAGGTATGGAGTTTACCAAAACCAAGGCATCGTCAGATTATTTTACCAAAGGTGAGAATTATACGGTAGTTGATAAATATGATTTCATGGTAGGTTTTATTAGTGATACAGGGAATGATCACTCGCTGAGCATGGGTTTTTTAAAGGATAATTTTGAATTATTTATTAAAACTCCAATATACACGCAAGCCATGGCAGACAATGGCGAGTTACCTAGTGTTGGTATGGAGTGTATGGTTCAAGTATCAGAAGGTTTTTTATTTGAGAAATGTGAGGTTATAGGTCTATACAAAGATGAAATTTTATGTATTTATCTTTATGGTGCTAATTCAGTTTACGGTGTAAACCTAAAAAATAAAGGGTATGTTTTTGAGCCTATCGATACCCGTAGCAACGAACAAAAAGCTATTGATAATTTATTAAAAATAACAGGTAGCGAATTAACTAAAACAGCAATGGCATCATATATATTAAACAACATAAAAAGTGGTCGCATTCACGGTGTAACATTCAATAATATTTAATCTATTCAACAATAAAGGATAAGAAGATGAGTAAGAAAAACTATTTCATATATGATGATCGAGCTAACTACGATGTTAAATCAGCGCGGGCAATTGAGTGCTTTAAGGCTATAAACGATAACGAAGCAGCAAAGTATCACGCTAGAAATTACAAAGGCCATGACACGGTGCTGTGTGATTCTGAAGATAAAATTATTTATTAAGGAGTAATAATATGAGTAACGATATGTGCGGATGGGCGATGTTAACCCTATCAATATTTCTTTTTATTGCTGGAAATACTAACGGAGCGCTTACGTGCTCATGCACCGCAATTATTTTATTTTCATTAAAGGAGTAAGTAATGAGTGAGTTAAAAGAACTTCTTAATGATGCGTTTATAACAGCAAACAGCACTCCTTCAGGGGAATATAGCGTAAACATAAAAGTTAGAACATTGAAAGAGTGCCATCTTGTTCATAGGGAAATCATAAATATAAGACAAGGGAAAGTTAAACTTGAAAAAGGATAATAAATAAACGATAATAGTTGTGCAGTGTGATAGCTGTTTGAATTGAAATTGATAAAGGGTAATTAAAACTGTGATCTTTGGTGGGTTTTACATCAATTTCACCCCTCTATCAACAGAGTGATCAGTTTTAAGTACCTTTTTTAATGCTTAAAATTCAGGGTGTAGGGCAGTCTGGTAGCCTGTTTGACTTGGAATCAAAATGTCGGAGGTTCGAATCCTCCCACCTTGACCACTTTATTATGCGTCCTTGGCCCAATTGGCAGAGGCATAAGACTTAAAATCTTAGAGTTCTGGGTTCGACTCCCAGAGGACGCACCATAATACCCCTTTAGCCCAATTGGTAGAGGCGCTAGATTTAGAATCTAGATGTTCACAGTTCGACTCTGTGAGGGGGTACCAACCTTTCAAGCATCTCCATAGTCTGTATTAGTGAAATGAGTTACAGGGAACGTCCTTTTGATGGCTATTGATAAGCCTAGGTGACAGATAAATTAATCTCTTATCCTGTTAGCTCATTTCACAATACAGATTATCAACTGCCGATGTTCTCGGTAATCAACGTACAAAATATACCGCATAACTAGCTAAGTTTAAAAATAAGCAATTAGTTTTTATACAATTCGACCTTTGATAGACGGGATAAACAGCCTTTAGCGGTGAAATAAAAAATCTAATTAGTAGTTTAAATTAGTGGGTACTGGTTTCGTGAGCCAGTTAATTCAAGGATTGAATGAAATTACAGCTGATTACTGAATTGTATATTGTGGTTAAAGAGGATAGATAGATTAAATAGGGGTTCATCCCACGGTCTATCTAATGACCCTTATATTTTTAATTAAACACTATGGAGAATAGAAATGATAGATATGAACAGGAGACTTATTTACTCACTTATAAACGAGTGTGAACATAATTCTTTTATGAGAATATTTAAAGAGTGTGATGTTATAAAAGAAGAATTAGAAAAAACAAGCGAATATAAATTGCACCGTGATATTTACAGTATATATAGCGGCTTAGACTTCTTGTTTCACGGAAAGTATATTGACCACACAATGAAAAAATCGTTTTTCAGTTATGGGCTATATCCTATGAAACTGGAAGATTTAATGAACAACCCAAGCGATGAGTTTTTAAAAATAATATCCCAGCATGTTTGTTATTCAAAAGGATATGAAGAAAGTAAAACATTTATAAGTGACAACTACGGGTTTAAATTATGCGCGCTAGGTGGAAGTGTTAGCGACTATATAGACAATAATTTAAATAGTGGAATGAAAATATTAAAAACAAAAAACGGCAAGTGGTAAGACTTAATAACAACCGGAGAACCAAAATGAACACAAACGAAAGATTTGAATACATGGCAGATTTATTTTACAAAGAAACTTTGATGATGGCACCGGGAAAGGATTCCCCAGCGGCTTTCGGAGTTACTGACCACGAAGAACGCGATCTAGCATGGCGTGAATGGTTAGAAGTATTCTATAGTGATTTATTTGATCTGCATGCTAATAAATAGGTAATTTAACTACGGAGAATAAAACAATGAGCAACTTAATGTTTTGCGATCATAAAAAGACCAAACAAAAGCTCTATGCATGGGCTATTGATTGTCGAGGCAAGCACGAGCAAGGTTTCATCATGAGAGAATGTTGTTCTGCATGTGGCTGCCTGGCTGATAATAAAAATAAGAGCCAATCCAATCAACCAAAACAATATCAAAAATAAACCAATATCTAGTTGACTTAAAGTAAACGTTAAACTAGTATTAATTTCATCAACACAAACTAACGAAACAAACGGAATAAATAAGATGAAAAAAAAACTAATGTTTTTATCAGTACAAAGTGAAACAGCATATAAAGAGCAGTACCTTCAACACATACAAGATTTGTATAATCTAAGACTGGATAGTGCTGTAACTGGCCAACAACTAAAAGATGCTTTGATATTAAAATTTAAAGATAACAGTAATTCCGACGCGTTTATTTTAGCTGTTAATGAATGGGTTGAATTTAACATAGAAGACAATAAAGAATGGCTTTCTCTTACTGTGATCCCTAGCCCTGATGACGGGGAAGAAAATCACTTTATGGTTATGGATATGATTAACGCCAACTAACCCGAGGGTATCACCCTTGAAGGAGATGTAACGTGTGAATCTCATCACATATGGTTAACGAGACCCTAAGCCGATTAAGTTCGGTTTTGCGGTGAAAGTATATTAATTAAGGAAATAAAATGAATACAGCAGCAGGGTGTGATTCACCACAAAGAACATCAAGAGTAGATGGTTTACTTAATTCGGTAAGTCAGGTTAACGAACTATTAAATCGTATTGAGGGGTTAGCTGATTTATTAGGCATCAATATCCCACCAAAATCAATGGAACCATTGGGTGAAGTTAAACAATTAGTTGAACCAAAAAGAAACACTTTAGTTGGGTTGCTCAATGAATTACCTATGAAAATAAGTAATTCAACTGAAAGCGCACATCAGCTTTTATCTCAAATTGAGAATGAATTGAGCTAATCGACACAACCACCCCACAAGCCCGTCACTAGATGGGCTTTAAGGGTGAAGCCAAAGTATTTTTAGTTATCAGGTCGGTGTTAGTTAAATCAATTATGGGGATGGCAATCCCGTTGAGATAAAGGCCGTTAAAGGGTTACAGCACCAGCAGAACTAAGACCTGATAACTAAGAGTATTTATTTATGCCCGGCACTTGTCGGGATTTTGGGTACTAAAGCATCAATAACGCAGAGGATAGAACAATGAGCAAGAACAATTTTAAGATGGGTGACGATTTAGTTTTAATAAGACCTTTTAAAGGTAATTTACATGCTAAAACATTACAAACGCTAAAGGCTAAATTCTCAGTATCTTATTGTGATACTGAAAGTGAATTTATTAATGTTAAAGATAAGACAGGTATGGATCATCTTGGAGTTTATGCTGATAGATTTGAACTAGCAAACAAATACCCTAACCCACCACATAAACACGTTAACGAAATGATCGCGTTTGCGGAAGGTGCTGATATTGAGTACTTAAATACTGTTAAAGAGTGGACTTATATTAAAGACCCATCATGGGGTTTATGTAACAAATACCGCATCAAACCACAAAAAACAGCCAAACAAACAGAAATTGAACGTATAGAATCAGCACTACGCAAACAAGCTGAAATAACCGCTAAACTAGCTGATGATTTAAGCGCTGTAAAAGCTAGCTGATAACTAATTAACCAACCATAAGCCCGTCACTAGATGGGCTTTAAGGGTAGATAGATAAACAAGCGAGAACATCATGAGATGCAAAGTAAGTGACGACATAGCAAACAAAGCAAACGAGCCTGAACCTGAATACTGTGACTGTGGCTCACAAATGACACTTGGCATTGATAACAAATTTAAGTGCGACGATGAGTCATGTGAAATTGAACGGTGTGAAGCTAAAGAATGCGTAGGCTCTCTTGAGGTAGATGATGACTATCCTAAATATGTATGCTGCGATAGATGCAGTTTTTCAAAATTACGCGATGATATTTTATAGGAGATTGAAATGTTAAAAATTTACATAAGCACAAATGGCGAGTTATTAAAAAACGGTGAGCCATGCTTGCTCGTATCGCAATTTAAGCCAACAGCATTAGAGGACCATGAAACAATCGAAGTTATTGAGCACCACTTTAATTTAAGTGATACTGAAATATTAGATTTTTGTGCAGGAGTTCGCGCTAAACGTGATCCAACTAATAGCGAGTTACAAAAAGAAGTTGATAAACTTAAGTTATTATTAGGGGAATGTGATGAGTAATTATGAAGGAAAGCATTTTTTAAATGATGTCATCTATAGGGCAGCTGACGGATTAGCCAATAGTGACGCACAGATGATTGAAAAGAATCCTGGTAACTTTATATGGGCAAAGAGCGCACCAAGAAACGGAGCTAAATCAAAAACAACTGATATAGGAACCGCTTTACATTGCGCCATATTAGAGCCGGAAAAATATAAAGATCATATTGTAGTTTCTGAATTCAAAGGGCGAACAGCTAAAGGATTTGAAGCGGAGCAAAAAGAAAATGTAAACAAGGTTGTATTAACTAAAGATGAATATGACCAAGTTAATTTAATGGCTAAGTCTGTATTTTGTCACCCTTCAGCAAAGTCTATACTTGATTTAGTCGGTGACTGTGAGTCGTCAGTATTTGTTAAAGACAAAGAAACAGGCGTTAACTTAAAGTGCCGACCTGATAAGGACGCTGTGGAATCTGCCGGAATAGTTATCGACGTTAAAACAACAGCAAACATTGATGATTGGCGCAGTGATAAAGAATGGATAAACCCACTATATAAGTTTAACTACGGTCATGGCGCTAGTTTCTACACTGACGTTTTAGAGCAGCACTATAAAACTGAGATTGACAGTTTTATTTTTCTTGTAATACAAAATAGTGTCGAGCTAGGTCGTTATCCGGTAGCAGTTTTTCAAATATCAAGGCAGGAACTTATTGATCTAGGTTTTTGGGATAGACATAGATCAAATATTTCTGAGTTTAGTAGATGTAAAAGCGGCAACGATTGGATTCATACGGAAACATTTAATTTCGTCGGACGTGATAATAATTATGTTATTGAAGATGATATTGAAGTAACTTTTGAGGACGTTAATAATGCTTGATTTATCGGGAACAATAAAAGCAAAGTCTGATCAATTGAATGCTGATGATTTTATATCAGGTGACAAAATGGTACAGGTCGAAGGTGTCAACCTTGTCAAAGACCCTCAGCAGCCTGTGCAGATATATTATTACGGGTGTGAAGGTAAGCCATTTAAGCCATGCTTAACAGTTAGACGTATATTGATTAAGTTATGGGGTCTTGATGGTAGCCAGTGGACTGATAAGTGGATGAACTTATACGTTGATCAATCAGTAAGTTTTGGCAAGCAAAAGAATATAGGTGGTATTCGTGTTAATGCCTTATCTCATATACCAAGTGCAGCAACGATATCTTTATCAATAAGACGAGGTGTAAAACAGCACTTTGTAGTGCAGCCAATACAACTAGAAGACAACCAACAATTAACCAAGTAAGGGGTTTAATTAAAATGGACGCTAAAAAGATAGAGAGAATATCAAAACTAAACCAAGCTATAGAAAATTTTAAGTGTTGCTATGAGGGGAATGAATTATGGGGCGTTATCGACGGACCAGTTCCATATGAGAAATTAATAGAGTTTCTTATTAATAACACTGAATTTCATGATATAGCGCAGCAAATAAGCAAGCTAGATAAATAACTATTAACCAGTACATTTAATTTAACTAGCGGTTAATAGCCGCAAGCGAGATAACATGCAAATACCACCAGATGCACATTGCCGAACCCTAGACGGATTAGCGATCAAGTTGGGCGCATATAATAACCTTTATAAACGTGTCGGTACTAAATGGCGTCCTATGTATAAGGATGATCGTGTTATCTCTCGGTGTGAAGATGCTATAAGAACTGGAAAGCTCCAGGTTATCAAATTTGAAATCAAAAGCGGACATGAAAAGAAAAGGGATATAAAAATGGACCGTATATTAAATGCGCTGAAAGAAAAACCTATGACGCCAGAACAGTTAGCGAAACATTTAAATATCAGTGTATACACAGCGTGGGATCATACCAATAAATTAAGTTTGAAAGGTAAGATTATCAAGGGTTGCTTAGTGGTGGTATCGTGAAAAATCTAGACGTTTACATAATCACAGATAAAGACCCTCGTCGAGAGAGTTTAATCCAAGAGCAATTAGCGTCTGGAATTTTAAAACGACATCCAGATGACGAGAAAAACAAGAAAAAACCGAGTCGATATACTAATGAGTATTTACTCGAAATGTTCAATAAATACGAATCACACAATGGCACTAGGAATTCCTTTTGTACTAAATATAATTTAACTAAAAATTTTTTCAATAAATTTAGAGATAGATACGAGGATTTATTATGAAATACATTACATTAATATTATGTATAACACCGATATTAATCTACGCACTAACTAGTTATCTATCGACTTGCAAGCTCTGTAGTAATCATAGCGCTGTAATTGATAGAACTTGCTGTGATTGTGTGGTTAAAGAAATTGAGGAGCAAAAATGATACAATGATAGCTCAGCACATAACGAGATTAAATATGATTGAGCTAATTGTTGTATTTGTAACACTCCTTCCTGGCGATATGGTCTTACATGAAACTAGAGTAATATCTAATATAGAATCAATATCAATGTGCAAAGATAAGCTTATACCTAATATTTTGGTAAAGTATAAAGAAGAGCCTGATAGGAAAATGTTATCGCTCTATTGTAAGGAAACAAAAGAGCGTGAGAGCGCTTAACCTAGATATTTATGCTGTATATTCATCTCCGTTAAACCATAAGTCTTGTAATTCGCTTTCTGGCGTTGCTTCCTGTGCATCCTTAATCGCCTTGTCAGCTAAATAATCACGCACTGCTTTAGTTGCTATTCCCTCGCGAGTTTTAGGGACAGGCTCAACAGGAATTTCAGAGCGATTTTTATACTGATTAAAAAAACCGTCTTTGCATTGTTCTATTGAGTCTTTATCGTTTGAATTGATGCTCATTATTAATCCTAAAACATTAAAGTTTGCGACAACCGACTAGGACTACAAATAGGCTCTGGCGGATGCTTATCAGGATTACGCGCATAATAATCAGCCAAGTAAAAATCTTCGATGATTGATTGACGCTTGTTTAAATCTGCAATCTTTGCTAATTTTCGTGTTTTAGTTTTCATTACTTACACTCCTTTTTATGTGCTTTCATTATTAAGTCAGCAATAATTTTTACTTTATTATCTATCAATGAGCCATCAAATCGACGTTGAGTTACAAGCTCATTTAATAGTTTATCAATGTTTGGGTTTAGCGCTACAGCGTTCTTACTAGCCATTTTTTATCCTTGTTTAATTAATATGTAATAAATATTAGATTAATACTTGCACAAAGTCAAATTATATATTATTGTTTAGGGGTAAACAAAATTTAACGAATGGAGATTGAAATGAGTAAGATTGAACTTTCGGATACAACAATGAGCGTATTAATGAAAATGTCAGAAGGCAACCCAGGCGCTATTAAGGCGTTGATGGATATCTTAGAGAAAGGTGAAGCGATTGACCCACAAGGCGCGCTTGGTGCTATGGGTAGTATCATGCTTCTTGATACGTGGGAAATTTACGGCTCTGATATCTACATTTTATGGAATGATAAGTGCCAATGTGATTGCCGTAAAATGCTTATGATAATGCGCTCTTGCCAGATGGGAAATTTCAGTCACGTAAAATTAAAAGAGATGGCGGCTGACCAGATGCGTGAAATAGATTTGACCGCTAATGAATGGGAAGAACACGATAAATGGGTTTGCGATAATTTATCTGGATTTCAAAAGGCAGCGTAGTCATTAATTAATCAACAACGATAACAAAGAAAGGAAAGTATTATGTTTAAGAAATCATTAGCAGCATTAAATATCATATTAGGTATGGCAACACCGATTAATGGTGTAGTAAACGCATTAAACTATGCTGCACCTCTACTTAACTCAATGTCACATACCTCACGCGGTAAATCTGGCCGAGTATCAAGTAAACCAAGCGGTGCAGCAGTATTAAAACGTGCAGCTAAAAAGCGCAATAATATTCGCAAGCACAACTAACCACCAACCAACCGGCTTAATTGCCGGTTAAGCGGTGAAAGTATATTAATTAATTAAAGGAAATAATCATGAAATACCCATGGGAAGTAGAACAAATAAATCACGTTACCAACGGCTATGATGTTAAGTGCACTCACTCAGGACAAAGGAGGGCATACGGTGATTCGTTCAAAGAGTTCACTATAAAAACAGATAAACCAGAAAGCGAGGTTAAGGATTACTGTACAGAACAAGTTCACCAATGCAACCTGACTAGCGAACAATATCTCAAAGAAGAAAGGGCTGGTGTAAAGGATTTTGGCGATCACTTTCGGTCTAATTACAAATTTAAAAAGGTTGCTGAAGGTGAGTATTTTTATCAAGTAACATCGCCCTCGACACACTAACCACCCACAAGCCCGTCATGAGATGGGTTTTAAGGGTAGAAGCAACAGGAGAGTAACCATGTACTACCACGAAGAAATAAAAAACGGCCAATTAATGTGCCGTCATACTCCAAAGGGTGCATGGAAGCCTGTAACTGCTGTCGTAATGGCTGAAGTGATTCAATACCAAGCCGATGAGATTGAACGCTTAAAATTAATCATTAAAGACGCAGGTCTTGAAGATGCCTAACTCAAAACTAAGCGATCAACTATCATCATGGAGAAATTCAGAACCGGACGATGTGATGATGACTAAATTTATTCGCATGGCAAAAAGTCTTGAGCGTGAAGTTGAAGAGTTGAAATTTAAATTAAACAAATCAGCAGAAATAATTGAAAACATGATTAAAGAAGCTGAAGAGCCTGAGCAGTTATGATTTGGTGTTGTTATGTTACCGCCACTGAATTTAATTTTATTTGAAATTAGGCTTTACTTTAATACGATTAGTGTCTATACTATATTCAAAGGTTAGGAGTTCACCGAGCCACTGAAAAGAGTAAATATTATGAGTAACTTACAAAACGTTATTAACCTTTACAACGCTGGTGGTTTCTCAGTAATTGAAGATTTTGGTTTTACTGCTGCTAGCGAGATTACAAAATTAGTAGAGTCATTTAACGAAGGTGATTTAAAATCATTTATTTCAAACGCCAAGGGCGTATCAAACAATATTAAATTATTCGATGTTGAAGATTTGCTTTGTGAGTTAATGGGCGACGATGACGCTGCATGTGATTGGATTGAAGAAAATGAATCTTAAAAAGCAAGGTGGTAAGCGCACTGGGGCAGGACGCCCCACTATCGCGCCAGAACTTAAGAAAAAAGCGGTTAATTTAAAGATAGCTGGATGGTTAAATGATTGGCTTAATGATCAAGAAGAAAGTAAGATTTCATTAATTGAACAGGCAGTAATTGAGAAATATAAATTAAAACCGCCAACCTTAGTTTAGTAATATAACACTACTACTAGTAGGAATAATACCCGTTTACGCTCATACATGTTAAAATAACATAGAGGTTTATATGAAACATTTCACGTTAATCAGAAGTTATCTACCCCATAAGACAACTGGTGTAATGATCCATGAAGAATTTAAGATTAAAACGCTTGAATTGCCTTGGCTAAAAAATGCAGTAAATATAAGTTGTATATCTGAAGGTGATTATATTGTCTATCGTGACAAATATGGACGCCATCAATATTATGCCATTCAAAACGTAGTCAATAGAACGTTCATTGAAATGCACATAGCAACAAACGTAAAGGATTTATTAGGCTGTATTGGCTTTAGTCGTGATGATATCGAAAGCCTATTAAAATATGTCGGTGATAACTCATTCACGCTGACAATAACGCATTTTAATCCAGTATTTATGACAGCTAAAACGATAGGGTGATACATGATAGGGAAAATGACACCATCGGCATTCAATAAAATAATAGAGCAAGATATTGAATGGCTAGAATGCAACACAATCGAATCAGCCAAAAATAACTCATTAGAATTCGATCACATTATAAATACATTGCGTTATGCGGCTAATCAATATGGTGACAACGGTAAACGCATAGATGAAATAACAAGGACGGTTAAGGTGTTAAATTGCTATTGCGGTGCTGAAGCATTAATTGAAGATGATTGCTGTGAATTAGATATAATACGTTGTAGTGATTATTGTAATGATGAAATGAGTATTATTTTTGCGTCATGCAGTACAGGGCGAAAGTCGGAGGCTGTTGATCAATGGAATGCAAAAATCACGAAGTTTAAAAAATCCGTCACTATAGGAGAATAAGCAAATGAAAGCGAATAAAATATTTTTAGGTGGAACTTGTAACGAAACAACGTGGCGCGATGAGTTGATCAGTTTAATTCAAGTTGATTATTTTAATCCTGTTGTTGATGATTGGACAGAAGAATGTATTACTATCGAAGATGCTGAAAAAGCAACATTTTGTAATGTTCATCTATACGTAATCACCGCTGATATGCTAGGTGTTTATTCTATAGCTGAAGCTGTTCAATCCAGCTTAACTAAAGGTATAACAACAATATTACACGTTATGCCTGACGGTTTCGGAAAAGAACAACTAAAGAGCCTTGATGCCACTTGTGGATTAGTTCGTAATAACGGCGGTATTGCTTATATTGACGATGAATTATCAAGGACAGCCAGAGTTATAAACTTTGGGTTTAAGACGACTGATTTTAGTTGATTAACACTATAAACCAAAGCAAGGTGATACATGAAAGATAAATTTAAAGAACATCTTAAACGTTGTGCTGAAACCGTAAAAAAATGGCCGAAGTGGAAGCGTGACAACTTCTTAATGTTATCAAGAAACCAAAGTGACTATACAGGACCATAATTATGTGGACATTTATTAACATAGTATTAATCATAATCGGTATTTGCTGTTTAGCATATTCTTTCAAAATTGACGGCACTGAGAGTTACAATGTATTTTTCTATCATGTCATGGCATCAGTATTCGGCGGCGGTGGATTTATCAGCGCATTAGTTCAAGAGGCAATAAAATGAAAAAGACAATTTTTGCAGTATCAATATTTTTATTCTCAGGCTGTTCAATAATGTCTGGAATAATGGATAAAGGTGCAGAAATCAACGACGAGGCTTTAGTAAGCTCTGAATTTATTATCTGTAGTGGTGCAAGCGTTGGAGCAATTGAGCGGAGATATAACACCGTAGAATTGCTTGAGGCTCGTAAAACTCTTTGTGATAAAGATATTATAGTGATTGAACCATAATGACTCACTTGCCAGATGAAAGAAATAGATTTTACGGCGATGTTGTAACCGAGTGGATAGCCGACGAGTCAAGGATGATGAGACTAAAAGAGGACTTTTCTTTCATCGATGGCAGCGGAAAGAAATGGTTGGCACCAGAAGGAAGTTTAATAGACGGGGCAAGTATACCTCGTTTTTTTTGGCGTGTAATAGGCTCACCATTCTTCGGTCATTTTCGGCGCGCATCAGTAATTCATGACGTCTATTGTGTAACCAAATCAGAACCATATAAAAAAGTTCATAAAATGTTTTACAATGCCATGATAGCCGATGGAGTTAGCAAACGAAAAGCCAAGGCTATGTACTGGGCTGTTAAGATGGGTGGACCAAAGTGGCCAAGTAAATTAAAACCGTGATATAATGAATACTATTAAAACCAATAAAAACGGAATTAAGATGTTTGAATCTAGCTTAGGCGCAGTAAAAACACCAGCAGGATCAATATTAACAGCAATGGCAGTAAAGGCCCAAATGTCATGGGCGGAGTGGGGAAGTGGTTTGGTAGATGCACTAACTGATATTTTTGGGTTAGTTGTAGTATTTTTTTTGGTTATTCATTGGTATCGACAGATTTTTAAAGATAAGGGTAAGTAATGGCAATTTCAACAGATGCAGCTATAGAATTTTTTGGCACACAAGATACATTAGGTACTACAAGTGCTGCGGTTGCTGTTGATGCGTTTAGTATCGCTGGTGACTTATCCACTTGGACTAATGATGATGATGCACCACAGGCAAGTGTAGTATTATTAGCTAACTTCTCTGGAGCGCCAGATGCTAATTCATCTATTAATTTATATTTAAGATTATTAGATTTACAGTCAACTAATGACCAAGATGTGCCTGATGCCAACTTCCAACATGTATACGTAGGTTCATTCCCCCTGAATGATACTACAGCTGCACAGTATATACCTATAAGTATAACCCTACCTAACAACGTAACCTCGCAGCAGTATGAGGTCTATGTAGAGAATAAGTCAGGGCAGAGTTTACCAGCTGGATGGGATATTTACATAACACCTAAAACAATTGGCCCTCACGCATAAGGCTCTAACATGGCGCTTTATACACTACCTAAACAATACCATCCTGATTTTGCTGATCTGCGCAAAAAGCCGATTAGTGATGTTAAGATTGATAGAGCTAATGTTTTTGGTAAAAACATTACTATTAGCTTAGTATCACCTGAAATTACTAACTCAATAAATAGTAGCGAAAGTATTTTTACTACAAAAGTTGTTAATGGTAGCAGAGGATATTTTTTTAAAGATGCTTCGGTAAATCAACGATTAGAGTTTAGTAACACAGATAAAATAGAAGTTCAAAACTTCAGCACTGTAACTCAATTTTCACTGCCAGATGGTAGTACGGACTCTGCGTATATATATAATGTGGGCGGAAGGGTAAACTTATCTATAGGTCGAGAAGGGGTTTCAGCCGGAAACATGGGCTTTAGCTACTACGATGGAGCATTTAGGCCGGTAAATATAACAACTGCATTTAATGCGACAGATGTATATACAATAGGAATTTCTAAATCTGAAGGATCTCCATTAAAAGCAGTGTTTTTCAGAAATGGAGCGCTTGAATTTTCAGGCGAAACATCAGCAACCGGAAATGTAATTTACGGCACAAGCCGAACAGCTACGCTTGGGAATCTTGGGGATTGGGCAAGCCCTTTAGTTAATAATCAAAATATTGCGGTATTTAGCCACGTATTTTCACCTAAAGGACTATCAGAACAAGATTTGATAAAATGGTGCCAATTACCCTACCAAGCATTTAAGCCAGCAATACCACAAGCATACTTCACTGCTGAAGCTGATGGTGGTATAACAATAACAGATACGAGATTTAACGGAACCACTCCGAACCTACAATTTAACGGTGATTTAGAAAGTTTTAATTTTAATGGTATAATATCAACACAGAACATAAATGGCACACTATCAAGCTTGATTTATAATGGCTCGATAGATGATTTAGAATTTAATGGTGAAATACAGACGGATTGCTAATGGCTAACTTAACGAATAATAGTGGGCAAACTTTTAAGACACATATAACAGAAGAGGGTGATCCCACAATAACTATTGAGGCGAGTTCATTTACTGAGGCCTTATATAGAATATTTGCAGCGGATTGTACAACTGCCTTGGTAACAGCCAGCTTGTCAGGTGGTGAAATTGCAGTGGTAGCAGATGTAGATGACGAGGGTAATCCTATCACTGTATTTGAAACAACCCTTCAAAAGGCACAGATGCTTGATACTATTGTTCCTGCATCACAATATACACATTCTTTTGTGGTTACTAACTCAGACTCGTTACCTTTACCACCCGTATTTCAGAACTCTGTCACGGTAGTTAGGGCGTGTGATTAATGGCAGCAACTAAAGGAAATAATTTCTATTTAAAGCGCTCAAAGCATGGGAGAGATAAGATATTCAAAACTTCTGATATTATGTGGAAGGCTGCGCTCGAATACTTTAAAGATGTAGCAGAGAATCCATTAGAAAAAGCTATAGTATACCAGGGTGAAATATCAAATAAACCTGAGCCATTAATGCGCGCTATGACAATTAAAGGACTATGTATTTATTGGGGTACACACTCAACATACCTAAATGATTTCGTTTCATCGCTCGACCTAGACAAAAAAGAAGATAAAGATTTTTCCCAAGTCATAAGTACAATCAAGGAAATTATCGAGACTCAGAAGTTTGAAGGAGCCAGTGCAGGGTTATTAAATCAAAACATTATAGCCAGAGATTTAGGGCTTGCAGACAAAAAAATAGTAGATGGCGATATTCTAAATCCATTAACGGAAGTCATTAGAGAAATATCAGGGAATACTCTTGGCCCTAATTCCAGCGACTAAAATACCCAAAAATGACAAGGAACTAAAAGAATGCCTTAAGGATCCTTGGTGGCGTTTTAGTAGTGGGTATTTATACAAAATAATGATTAAGGGTGATAATGATGAAGATGATCTTGTTATCCCTTTTATTCCTAACGATGCACAAATTAACTTAATTGAAAATATGCACACAAGGAATGATATATTAAAAGCTAGGCAATTAGGCTTTACCACAGAGATAGCTATATTATTTTTAGACTGTTGTTTATTTCGTAAAAACGTAAGGGCGGCAATAATAGCTCATAACGAAGATGCGGCAAAAAAGATATTCAGAGATAAGGTGATGTTTGGATATAAAAATCTACCGGTATCCTTAAAAGAAGCAATGCCACTCGAAGTTGAAAATACTAGTGAGTTAATATTTGCTCACAATAATAGCGGTATAGAAGTAGCAACATCAGTCCGATCAGGCACAAAGCAATACTTACACATATCAGAGTTCGGCAAGATATGCGCTAAATTCCCAGATAGAGCGGAAGAGATAATTACTGGCTCTATCCCGGCAGTACCTACCAACGGCTTATTATTTATTGAGTCAACAGCAGAAGGTCAAGACGGTCACTATTACAAGATAACTAAACGTGCCGAGGCTTTAATGTTATCAGGTAAGAAGTTAAACCCTAAAGATTATAAATTGCATTTCTATCCGTGGTGGGGCGCTGAAGATTATGTTACCAACCCAGATAATGTATTAATAACTGATAAAGATAATGAATATTTTGATAAAATAGAGAGTGACGCTAAATGTGAAATATCACCAGAACAACGTGCATGGTGGGTAATGACCCGCGACTCTGAATTCTCGGGCGAAGAGGAAAAGATGTGGCAAGAATACCCTAGTACCATCAAAGAAGCTTTTCAAAAATCTAAGGAAGGTTGTTATTACACCGTACAAATGACAGCGCTTAGAAAACAAGGTAAAATAACTAATGTACCATATCGCCCAGGATATCCGGTAAACACGTTTTGGGACATAGGTAGCGGTGACGGTACGGCTATTTGGTTACATCAAAGAATAGGGCAGCAAGATAATTTTATTAAGTTTATTGAGGGATGGGGTGAGCCTTATTCGCATTTTGTTGCTGAACTGCAAAAAACCGGTTACGTGTGGGGTACGCATTATTTACCCCATGATGGCGGTCATACAAGGCAAGGAACGACAGAGAATTTATCGCCTGAGAAATCATTAAAGAAACTCGGGTTAAATAATATTGAAATACTACCGAGGGTTGATGATATATCTCACGGTATACAAGCCACAAGAGACGCGTTTGCAACTTGTTGGATTGATGAAACTGAATGTAAAGAAGGTATAGTTCATTTAGATTCATATCGCAAAAGATGGAATAGAACAACTGAGAGATTTACGGATCTACCTCTTCATGATATACATTCTGAAGGTGCAGATTCTTTTAGGCAATTTGGGCAATGTTGCCAAAGTGAACGGTTAGAGCCTAAGAAAAAGAAAGTTAAAAGAACTTACGCTTCAGTATGTA